AAAAACGGCTGCCATTTCCCGTGTCGCCAAACAATAGTAAGATTTTCTCCGAAGAGGAAATATTACGCAGGAAAGACAGCCGTGTATTTTCATACAAGCGATTGGGCATAAAAAAAAGCCAAGCTAATATAGTGAGCTATAACCGTGCTCTACGGAGAAAGAATACTTTACTATTGTTTGGCATCACAAAGTAAATAATAATTTTTGATATATAAAAACTTTGTGGTGTGATTTTTTTTAAATTAATCCAAGCACCATACCTACTGCTCCCCAGAATACATCTCTCCATTCGGGCACTCCTTGTCTAAGCCACTTATCGTATATTATTTCTTTTCCCACAAGAATAAACAAGGTTAGTGCTATTGCTGTCCATACGGAGAAAAACCATTGCGCCATGCTTACTACAAGTATTCCTGCAATGAGATGTTCCATTCCGTCAACTCTCAAATTGTTAAGGCAAATATAGTCTAATGCCCTTCTTATTTTTCTTAGTAAATTTGTAAATTTTCCCATAGTTTAGCTGTTATCGTTGTTATCGTTGTTTTCATTGTTTTCATTATTTTCTTCTATCGCCACCCTAGCTTCCATATCGTTTAATCTTCTGTCTTGTTCGTCCATTCTATCATCTTCGTTATTTGCAGCGAAATCGCATTCCTCTCTTGCTGTCTGTAATGATATTATTCGGGCGTTTACAAGCTGAACGATTGTGTTGTTCCATTCAGAGAAGTCTATGTATGAGTATGGCTCTATGGTAGCGTTTATTCTTAGAGCGTTATAACCTGTTGCGTCACCTTCCATTACTCCTACATAGTATTTGAATATATTGGCCATGTCATTTATGGCTGTATTCATCATTTGTGCATCACTTCTCGCCCATTCCATTTCAGGCTCGTAATACATTGCTGTTGTTCCAGTAGGTCTGTCACCTGACGATGATTGCATTGGCGGAACGACACCGCTTCCGTCAAGTATCCCGTTGTATATGTTATCTATTTCGGTGAACAGTGAGTTTGAAGCATCCATTTTACCCATGAACTGTGCATCATCTTCTGCTCCTACACGTAAAATAGAAGTTCCTCCCAATCCGTTTCTTTGAATGTTTATTCTTCCGTTTGTCTTGATAAGTAGCATTTGGAACGCCTGTCGTGTGTTGTATTCTCCTATCATGGACATTAAGAACTCGAAATCGTCTATCAAGTCCTGTACTGCCCCCCAAAATGGAAGTTCAAGCCGTAAATATACCACAGGTATAAATCCCAGGTTATGGAATTGATGCAGTTGTATGATATTTCCGTTTTCGTCAATATCCGTTGCTATATCTCCGTTGGAATCAAGGGTGTAAAACTCATCTTTAGTCCATACATCGACAAGTGTGTCTGTATGTTCTTCTCCGTCAGCCGATATGTATGTGGTTGTATATTCTCTTGCGAAAGCTATTCTTTCACCTCTCCTGTTTTTATGCTCATACAGTGTATCTCCTTTTGAATAGCTGAAAGACCTGTATTTTATCTCGTCCTTGTCCTTATATATATATATGGCAGCATCTCCTACTTTCCCAGCTTCGCTTATAAGTTCAAACTTGGCTGTTTCCATGAGAGAATCAGTCCAGTATTCCTTGTATGTTGTCAGCTTATCCCTGTTCTGCTGGTTTGACGCGCTTTTCTTTATCTGAAATTTAAGAGGATTGGTACATAGGTGTGACACCCTTTTCTTGTGTATCATCCTTTGAAGAGGAAATGCTCGTCTTTGCAGTACATAGGGAGTTGATGCCAATTTCTTTTTTCTTTTCTGAGCACCTACATTCGCGCTTTCATCATCCGATGATGTGGCATCCTCGTCTGACGGGATGCTGTCTTTCCAGTCGGGTCTGTTGTGTATATAATGTCCTGATGTATCCCATTGCGCTAGAAAATCATCTTGTGACATATATTTGTATATCAAAGTGGAGCGTCTTGGCTTTTTCTTTGTTCCTCCACCTCTTCCATCGTCACATCTTGACGGAAGTGCCACTTTGAACGGTTCTTTTCGTAATAAAACGTCTAATTTTAAAATTTCCATAGGTAATTATAAATATTTTAATTCATCCATTATATCGTTAGGTATGTCAATCATTACATCGCATATATCAAAATATGTCCTGTATAAAAATGTTCCTTCTATCAAGTCGGGCGAGCATCCTACAATCTTTTTTGCCTCCTGTTTTTTCAGCAGTCTTAGTTTCCCGTTTTCCCTTTCCACGTCACGTCTTATTGCTCTTCTCTGATCCATCAGTGCTTCCCGTATTGTTTTGTTCACATACGGTTTGTCAAGAAGTTCCGGGTTTATACTGAATCCGCAATATCCTAGGTTTGTTCCTTTTATACGTGTTACCATCTCATCGGCAAGCTGTGCCCTTAGATCGAAATAGAATCTTACAGGCTGATCATCCTTGCTTTTGTCTAGTCTTTTCGGAACGCCTCTAAGTATTGCCAGGCTTTCGGGGAATGCGTCACGAAATGTAGGTGCTCCAAGACCGTCAAATGCCAGTCTGTTTTCACCGATTCCCCATTTCCGTAGATTGTTTCTTACCCATAGGTTCAAATCCCTAGGCTTTAATGTGTTTGACCATTCTAGGTCTTGTAAGTGATGTCCTATGAAGTGCCCCATTACACAAACGTCACCAAGACCGTATGCTATATCCAGTGTAGCACATTCAAAGTAATCGTCAAACACAGGCTGCGATGAGAACATTTCCTCCATTTCGTCACGGGTTATCCACTCGTTTCCCCCTTTTATCAGCTTCCATGAACCTAATGCGTTTATGGATACTTCCTGTGCTGTTCCTCCAAGGTTTTTCTGATAGTCGGGATTGGAAGCCATAAGTATCTTGTTATCTTCCAGCCCGGAAGCTATAAAGGTTATGCTCTTGATGTATCTTTTACAGTTTGTTTCGTCAATTTTGGTATTTTTACCGAATCTTGCGATGATATAATCTTTTGCCTGAGCAAATACTTCTTGTGGGCTGTCACCCCATGCTGTTTCATGTATAGTATCTCCATATTGAAAGAAATATCTTACTTTCCCCGATCTTTCTGGAATTGCTATTCCATCATCGTCTACCCACCATGATACCATTGCTCTCCAGAAATCGCTGTACGGATTTGGGTTGCACGCGCCTATAAGACTTGTTCTTAGTCCTGATGATGAACGCAATACCGTTTGAAGGTAGTTTATGATAGGTTCCGTTGCCTGTGAGCACTCGTCTATCGCCACCTTCACAACGTTACCACCCTGTTGTCTATCCTTAAATTCATTTACGCCTTTTTCTCCCGACAGGCAGGCATCACCGAAATAATCATATCGTATTTCACCTCCTGCGTCAAGTCTTGAAAGGCGTTTTGAATCAATATACTCACCATAAGGTTCAACCATTTTTGAAACCACTTTAAGAATACCGTCCGCTTTTTCTGCGGATGTCTTATCCTTACGGAAAACGAGCGCGGAGAATGACGGGTGGTTGCATGAACTCAGTATATCCATTCCAAGGCATACGGATTTTCCTCCCCCACGATTCCCGTGCAGTATTTTTATTCCTGCCTTGTTCCTTAAAAATGCTTCCTGCGAACCTTTCTGTGGGGCAAGCAAATTTACCTTGTACCCCTTGCTTCTTCTGTCCTCTATATATTTTTGGACGAAATCAAGGCTTTTATATGGTATAATTCCCCTTTTGCCATATCGTTTTAACGATTTGACAACATCCTTAGTCTTTAATCCTCTGTATTTTAAATCAATTTCTTCCATTGTATTATAATGATTCGCAAATATAATATTTTTTTAAATATTTTTTTGCTTATACACAAATTTTAACTACATTTGCATCGGTAAGAGGTACTTACTATGCACAAAGGTCTTGTGCATGAATCACATAAAAAACAAATAGTATATGAATGAAAATGTAAAAGTCATTTTTGAAGGTATCAAGAATGCGTTGGGAGAAAGTAGCTCCGTTATTACAGATCGTACAATCGAACAGACAATCAATGAGTTCTCAGCGTTCGCACCGCAGGAAAATGCGGAAAAGTTCTGGAATGAAAGTGTTGTAAATCATTTAAAGAACACAGTGGCAGGTCAGGTAAGAGCGTTTGCGTCTGATAAGCGCAAAGAGTGGGATACAATCAAGGAACAGGAAATATCCAACTTGAAAAAGGAATGGGAAAAATCACATCCTGCACCACAACCGACACCAGCACCGCAACCACAACCTACACCGACACCAGCACCCGAACCGAAACCGTTTGAGTTGCCCGATGATGTTAAGGCTAAACTTGAAGAGTTTGAAAAGTTCAAGAAAGAGTTTGAAGCTAAAGAGCAGGAGGAAAAGCAGAAGCAGATTGTAACTGAAAAGCGCAAGAAGCTGTCTGATTTGATTAAACGCCCGGAAGCGGGTATGCCTAACGAGTTGTTGCGCAACATCATTTTTGAGAACATTCAGATTTCGCCCGAAGAGGAAGATACAAGCATTCTTCTGAAAATACAGGGAAAGTACAATGAAACGTGTACTAAATACACAAAGGATGGCATTAATCCTTTCATCTCTGACAAGGGTGGTTCTAGCGATGTAAAGTCATTCATAGATAGAAAGAGAGAAGAAGATAAGGCTAACAAGGAAAACAACATTGTCAGCCGATATTACAGTAAAATTAACAAATAGTTTTTTTAATTATGAAAGCAGGAGTTCTTGCAACAAGTTATAGTAAGATTGGTGGCGCAAGACATATCTTTTCTAATGATACGTCTTTGCACGTACTGTTGGTAGGATGTAACGTTCCAGTAGAACGTATGCCTACAGTTGGGAACAAACTTCCGGCTGGTACCATGATTAAATGTGATTCCTCAAAGCAGAATGGCGGTGACATTCACTATTCATTCAGAATGTACGAGAAATCGGATTCTGGTGCTACGGTAAAAGTTGAAAAAATCATGGGTAATACAGTTGCCAAGGTTGGCATGGTTGTCGGTAAAGCACCTACTACTGCCGCAGGTACTACAACTGGCTTTACCATTAACGCTATTGATTCGTCTCATGACGAATATGACATCCTTACATTGTCCGGGGATGCAGGTAAATTGGAATTGACCGATATTTTGGTTGAAGTTACACAGGTTGGTGCTAGCGCAAAATTCAAGGTTATTCCTAATGCTATCCTGCCTTATGATGTTGACACCATTCCCGGTGCCACTCTCTATCCTTTCAACGGTGCATGGATGGTGACAAGTGAGATTTTGGAAAAACGCATTCCGCCCGTAGCTTCGGCAATCAAAAAGGCGATGAAGGATGATGAATCATATCCTTGCGTTTTCCGTTACACATTGTATAACTAATTAAATTTTTTCGTTTTATGCAAAGATCGACATTTAGTTTCTATGATTGGCATTTCTCTGGGGAGATGCAGGAACTTATGGATTATGCCAATCAGAAATTTGATAACGAAAACTGGAGAAGCTACGGAGATTGGGATGTTCCTCAGATGAGCAAATCATGGAACGTGATGGTTGACGAATACACACAGGCTACCCGTCCTGTGATGCTGGCTCCTTTGGCTGAAAAGCCTATTATGGACACTACTGGATTTGAATGGTATTCGGGCCGTATTCCGAAGATGGGTCACGCCATTCAGTTTATGGAAACCGATATTCAGGAGTTCTATGAACTTGACATTCCGCAAGGTGCATTGCTTGACAAGATCCGTGAGAAGTGGTACACAAAGATGGAAGCATGTATCCAAGGTTTCCATACCGAGTTGAACTGTATGGTTTATCAGGCTCTTTCTACAGGTATGCTTAACTATACAGCTAGTGGTACCAACTCAATTCCTGTTCAGATTGACTATCGTGTTCCTGCAAAACACAAGTTGAAAGCGTTGAAGCAGAAATGGTTTAGCGATACTGCCTGGACACCGAACGAGAATGCAGATCCTATTAAAGACCTTCAAAGAATGTGTAAGATTGCCGACAATGACGGTGTACCATACGACCACTTTGAAATGCCCAAGGATTTGTATGACAACTTCCTGATACACCCGAAAGTGACAGCAGCAGTACAGGCTCGTCTTGTTCCTGCCGCAGCATCTACTACAATCTATCCTATGAACAATCAGGAGATTGTTGATGTGCTGATGAAGGTATTCTCTATTCCTGTGATTATCCCTATTGAGGAAAAATCAAAATGGAACAAACTTGGCGTGATTGAGGAAGCCGAACCGTCTTTTGAAAAGAACACCGTTGTTCTTGTTCAGAGCGGTCAGTTCTTCCGTATCAAGAACTCACCGTCAATGTATTTGCAGGATACCAACCCGGCTGTACGTATTTCTTCTTTGGAAGGCGGACGTATCGCGTTCTTGCATCAGTATTCTTCTGAACCGTATGCTGAGAAGAGTTCAGGTGAATTGTGGGCGTGTCCTGTGATGAAGAATCCGAACAACCTTATCATCATGAAGGTTGACGAACAGTCAAATACGGGATTGTAAAAAGTTGAACCATGAAGGTTATTATTGATATAAATGGCGAAGGCACAGCAAAGGGCGCAGGGGAGTATTTCATTGGAGATACTCTCACGCTCCAAGCTATTCCCGAAGAAAGTGTAGAGTTCGGATACTGGCTTATTGCCGACAATGAAACATTGAAGCCGGAGGATAGACTGAAAGTTTCGGATAATCCGTTCACTATTCAAGTTACCCCTCAGATAACAGCAAATGGTAACATGAAGGTAGAAGCATATTTCTATATGTCTATGCGTGAATATCTGAAAGCACAGATTGACTATGAGTTGAAAAACACATCGTATATCAGTGTTGCCCAGAAATGGGGATTCCGTTTGTCTGATGATAGCCGTGAAACGTCTGAGATGAAGAAGGATTTGGCTTATGCTGATTTGTTGCTCATTGTTTGTACTGCCCCTTCAACGATACAGGGAAAGACAAAGAAAGCCGGAAACTGGTCAATTACTGACACAAGCAAGACTATTTCTATCAATGACAAGAAAAGATTGGAGCAACGCGCAAAGGATTTATACGCCAAATGGGGTTTGAATTTGGATGTTGGAACAGATGTTGAAATAACTAGATTAAGATGGTAGTATGGGAAAGAGTATTTTAGGTGAGGATATGTTTCCTGATATGGTTAGAATTTACCAGAACAAGAACAGTTCGGATAAATATCAGACTACCCCATATTGGGAGATGATATACGAAGGAAGGGCAAACATACAGGAAAAGGACACAGGTTCGGAAACGAATGATGTTGACAAATCCGAATATGCCGCCTACCTAGAAGATAACGATGTAACCATACCTTCCGGGTGTCTGTTGGATTGGCAGAATTTCAACCATCCGTTTTCGGACAACAGCAATAGTTGGCGTGAGATAAAGAAACCTCCATTTAACAATATGGAATTTGGTACGGTGATATACTTTAACCAAATAGAAAACTAGAATACTATGACAATCAATTGGACGGAAATAATACTTGCTTTGTTGGGTACAAATGGCATAACCCTTCTAACTTCAATGTTAATGTTTAAGCAGAAGAAGGAAAAGATGGAAACTGAAATTGATTCTTCTACCTTGGACAATCTTGAAAAGGGGTTTGCTATTCAGGGTGCTCAGTTGAAGAAGGCGCAAGAGGAAATTTTGAGTTATCAGCAATCTCTCCACGATGCTTATCAGAAGATACAGGAGCTTTACAATGAACTGAATGATATTAAAACAGAACTGAAATGCGCTAAAGAAGATCGAGATTTGCTAAAAAAGCAGATTGAGAAACTGAGTAAACCAGTAACAAGAAAGACAAGTACAAAAAATGCAGGCAAATAACAACGATAAAGTATTGAAAGAGTTTGGTAGTAATGTCCAGCTTGCCTTGGATGCTTCTATCATGCAGTTCATGGAGGATATTGCTACGAATATCATGGATGATATAAAAGACATGGAGGGCTTTACCAACCAAACTTTCAATCTTGAAGATAGTTATGGATGTGGCATTTACAAAGATGGGGTCCTAAAGAAGATTGTGTGGGCAAATGCAACGAAAGTTGCAAATGAGCCTAGGAAACGTAACAATGTAGAATATTGGGGGCGTGAACTTGCCGAAGATTTCTTCAACAGTTATAAATCCGATGGTTCTGAAAAATATGAACTGGTTGTCGCTGCTGTCATGTATTATGCCAAGTATGTTGAGAACTATCACCTGTTGAACGTTCTTTCAGATTCTTGGATTAAGACAAAGACAGATTTAAAAGGGGGTAAATATACTGTGGTTTTTAAGAAAATTGCAGCTAATATGTTAAACAAATATTTTAAGTGAAGTTATGGGCTACTTTAATCCTTCAACAATAAATACCACCTTGTACAATATTGTATTGGACAAGAAGATTGCTGACGATGTATATAAGGTGCAGCGTCCTGCAAGTGTTGATGATAAGGTAACTAGTTTTATTGTCGTAAACAACAATACAAGAATTGTCAGCAATACCGAGAGCGGCCCTTACGGTCACTTCGGGAAAGGCGAAACGATGGCTACGGTTACTCTGTTTGTAAGGGCATTGCCAGGGAACGTATATCCGTCTGTCATGGATGCGTTGAGTGAGAAAATGGTAGAACTGTTCCCGCAAAAGACTGTGCAGCTTCATTTCGAGATATTTAATGTTTTACCACCAATGTTTGACGGGGTTGGGTTCTATTATATGTCCGTCCTGTTGAATGTTGATATTTCAAAGGATTAGCTGCATGAGAAACGTGAGAAAAAACAGTGGAGGCGCATCGGTAGATACGTTTTCAACAATTAACAATAACTTTTTAAATACAGAAAATAGAATGGCACGAGTAAATTTAGACACTAGCCCTGCTTACTTGAACGGGCAGTCGGCTGCTTTGACATTTGATGCGATTGAAATCACCGATAGTACTCAATATTCAAGTTTTAGGAATCCGAAGATTCTTCCAAATATTGAGTCTGGTACTACGGAATCTTCTGGTACTGACGCTGATACTTCTGAAACAAAGAACGAACAGGGTGCTACCGTATTCCAAAATATCACACCGGGAACTATGGCATTTACCTTTACAGGTATGTCTACATCAAAAGCTGCTTTCGCTTTCTTTACGCAAGGAAATGAAGCAAAGGCTGAGTTGGAATTGGATAGTTTGACTGACACTGCGGATGTTTTCGGCAAGGGAGCTTCTCAGAAACTGAAAGCGTTTGGTGCAAGCTCATTCAAGCGGTTTGTACGTCCTATCGGTATTATCAACGGTACTGGTGACCGTATGATCTTCTTCCCGAAGGCATCATGGGCTGTCAGCTTCACAGGTGCTCCAAGTAACGCTGGATACCTTGGATTCTCCGTTACTGTGACAGCATTGGAAGTTAACACTCAGTATTTGAAAACCATGATGGTTCTCGAACTTGACAATTCGGGAGTGGGTGCTTGATGTAGACGGGTGATGAATTATTAGCCGGGCGTTTTCGTCCGGCTTTTATTGTTTTTTAACTGATTGTGTTTGATTTTTGTTAACCTTTGTTGTATTTTTGCTGTAAAAAATAACACCATGACAGATAAAGAATTGTCTGATAAATTAAAGCTAAAAGCTATAAGCCTTGGACTGTGTAAGGGATGGACAAATGGATGGGGAAACCCGGACAAATATGAATTATGCGAGAAATATATCAGAGGCATTGACTTCTGCCTGTTAAACAGGTTCCCGTCAAATGAAATAATCAAGAAGGAGTTTGCTGGTGTTAGGGAGAAGTTTAATATCTTTGTTGATGATACCAATCTTTTCATAAGCAATCCTAAATGGTCTATTTTTAATGGTTCGTGTGATTGTGTTGTCACATTCAACGATTTCGGTATAGGAGAAATGTATGTCAAGGATAATAGCCATGTTAGCCTTGTTGCGCTTGACAACAGCATAGTACACGTTTCTTTGATTGACGATGCCAAACTTGATATTGTATCGTCTAAATATACCAAGGTGTTCGTTTATACAAATACGCCAAAGAACATATCGAAGGTAGATGTGAAAGGAAAATTAATGATTAAACCGTTCAAGTTAGTTTAAAAATGGGAATATTCAACTGGAAACAACCTGACTTAGATGATCAGATAAAGATGCAGAAGTTTGCCACTCATAAATACAAAGAGGTTATGGTTGGCAATAAGAAATTCAAGGTGCGTGGTCTTAGACTGGGTGCATATGACTATATTGTGGATAAGCTGCTGATACGTGATATTATCAATCCAGATACAGCAAAAAAGGAAATGATTGCAATTATGAAAAATGACGCATCTATTCCGTACAAAGTTGCAGCGGCAGGAGTATTGAATAACTATTGGTTTTTTGAGGTAATTCCTTTTGCAAGACGTATATACGCTTGGTGGTTAAGCAGGCACTATGACCATAAGGAACTAACTCCGTTGATAGAGGCCATCGTGGAGGGGGCTAATGTAAGTGATTTTTTTACAAATACAATCCGTTTAGCGTTCTTGATAGATACGACAGCGACATTAAGCAAGAAGGATGCCATGAAATTATCTCTCGATGCAAAATCGGCTCACGAGGATCTATCCAAAAAGATTTCCCCCAATTCAGAGGGGATTTAAGGCTATTCGGAGGATTGATGATAATTAAGGACTGGGCTTTGCTATGGAAATATTCATGGAGTTATATACAGGCTGTTATAATGGACCAGCCTAAACTTGATTATCACTTTGAAGAGAAAGTTAAGTTGTACAAGGCTTCTCTTACAGAAGATTTATATAATGAAGCTAACAAGGATGCAAGTGGCTTTATATATAGATTCAAAGAATCTAAACCTAAAGAAGAGCATCCCGATATATTACTAAAAGACATTTTGCGATGATAACAAAATACGATCCTAAAATATATCCCCTTAAACTGTATGTTGCAGTGGGGGATGACCAACGGGAAAATGTGAAGAAAAAATTTTCCACTGATTTTGATATAAATCAGGATTTATTTAGTGACTGCGATGCAATGACGCTAATGGTTAGGGAAAGGAAAACAAGACATTTAGGAGTGTTGATATGGCTGTCAAGAGATGGATTAGGAATAAGGGCTGTTTGCCATGAATCATCTCATTTTGTATGTAATCTATTTGATTATTGTGGTATATCAATGGGGTATGAAAATGGGCAGGATGAGCACTTTGCATACCTTTTAGGTTGGTGTGTTGAGTGTGTAATGGATAGTGTTGCGAAATATTTAAAAAACAATAAACATTAACTACCCACAGGCTAAATACCTGTAGATGTTGATTAGACTAAGCACTTCGGGTGCTACGTTAGGAGAGAATATATAGTTACCAAGGGGTATTTGCTCAAGCCCCTTGCTCTAAGGTCAGTGATTAAACAATTCTGTGGGGTAGGAATAGTGTTGCTGACGGGAAACCTCTCCATAACATTGTCGATGAGCATTTAACGGAGAAATCCGACTTATAGTAAAAATGGTTTACGTAATTAACAAACAAGGACAAGCACTTATGCCAACCGAAAGGTTTGGTAAGGTGAGAAGGCTGTTAAAAAACAGTCTAGCCCATGTTGTGTGCCGTATTCCGTTCACAATTCAATTGGATTATGACACAACAGATTATACACAGCCCGTAAGTTTGGGTGTAGATGCTGGTAGCAAGCATATAGGCATTTCAGCAACAACAAGTGAAAAAGAATTGTATGCAGCAGATGTGGAATTGAGAAACGATATTGTGGATAAGCTATCTACTCGTAGGGAATTAAGAAGAACTCGTAGGAGTAGGCTTCGTTATCGCAAGGCTCGTTTCAATAATAGGGTATCTTCCAAGCGTAAAGGTTGGCTAGCACCATCTGTTGAAAACAAAATTCAAACTCATTTGACTGTTGTTGAGAAGATAAATAAGTTCCTACCGATAACTAATATCGTAGTTGAAATAGCTTCCTTTGATATACAGAAGATTAATAATCCAATTATATCCGGCAGTGAATACCAACAAGGAGAACAACTTGACTTCTTCAATGTGCGTGAGTATGTGCTATTTAGAGATAATCATATTTGCCAACATTGTAAGGGTAAGAGTAAAGATAAAGTTTTGAATGTGCATCACATAGAGAGCAGAAAGGCGGGAGGTGATAGCCCAAACAACTTGATTACCCTTTGCGAAACTTGTCACAAGGCATATCATAGAGGTGAGTTTGAATTAAATGTAAAGCGTGGAAAGTCATTTAGAGATTCCGCCTTTATGGGGATTATGCGATGGAGTTTCTATGATAGACTAAAGAATATCTATCCTAATGTAAGTATGACTTTTGGTTATATCACGAAGAATACCCGTATCACTAACAATCTTCCTAAAGATCATTATGTTGATGCAAGGTGTATCAGTGGTAATCCTACTGCTAAACCTCTTGGATATTATTTCTATCAGAAGAAAGTAAGATGCCAAAACAGACAAATACACAAAGCTAATTTCTTGAAAGGTGGCAGAAAGAAACTCAATCAAGCACCATTCTTGGTAAAAGGCTTTAGGTTGTTTGACCTGGTTGAATACCAAAAAGAGTTGTATTACATCTTTGGAAGAAGAAGTAGTGGTTCCTTTGATATTAGGAAATTGGACGGAACTAAAGTGAATAAAGGTTCTATCAATTGCAAGTATTTGCGGTTGATAGCTACAAGAAAAAGTATATTAACTGAAAAGAGAATGCAAGTAAATTTATGAAGATTAATTTGTTTGTAAACGGAAATTTGGTGTGCGACCGAAGCAAAGCGAGGGAGCACAGAGGGGCTTTAGCCCGACAGAGGGGCTTTAGCCCGACAGAGGGGCTTTATGAGATAATAGCCTTAGATGGTAGTGATATACCAGAAGAGTTTGATTTGTCACAAGCTGTCATTATTGATGGTGATGTACGTGTGACGGGTAGTTTGACAATGGGCGGCAATATCGTCTGCAATAAATATGTGGAGGTATAGTCTATGGGTCACTCTAACGGTAAAATCACCGCACCTGTCGGATTGGATAGTGATGTATATCCTACCCTAGGTATTGGTCCTACTAGTGATGGTTATGATTTAGGGTATGCGTGTGCAAATACGCATGGGAGAATAAACAGATATTCATATATAAAACCAATTGATAGATCTGATTTAGGTGTTGTGCAGTTTAACGATTCTACATATACTGCATTTACAAAAATGATAATATATACAATAGGAAATACTGTTCCATCTAGCACTATTGCAGAGTATAAATCTCCTAAAAGTGTATATCGTATTGCTGATTTTGATGGGTATAATCATGTAGAATATCCTGTTAAACTTAATATAAACATTCTCCCGTCAAATATATTAGATTATGATACGTATAGTCAAACTGTAAAACTTGATTTAAATGGAAGTTCTAGAAATCTTTTATCATTACTTATAAATGACACTGTTTCTAGCTCAATAAAATCATGGAGGTGCGCTATTTTAATTATTGCAGAGAAGAATGGTAGTAGAAGATTTTTCCTGGGAGAAAAAGGTACTTCTGATAGCCTAAGATTAGGTTTTTCTCCAAACAATTCAAACATTTATTCTGCTTTTAAAAGTATGGATATAGGCACTTGGTCTTGTACCATAATGGCTGTAGCTGTACATGGAAGTCACCCTGACAGTAATAATGAAGCACATGAGATTTCATCATCTACAGGATATAAATTTCCTATTATTCCAGAGTGCTTTGGATATAAGACAAAAATAACAGGCGTGAAAATAACTACCCCTAAAAAGAGATTTTTCTATAAAGTTATTTTTATAGATAATTCAGGTAGGGGAACATACATACCTTATGACATACGTGTGCAAATGGTTGTACAAGATAATAATAATAAAACTTTATTTAATCCTGGTATTAAAACATGGGGTGATATAGAACGTGATTCTATTTCTGTTTCTGGGAGAGAATACATTTACGAAGAAAATTATACAATAGATGATGGAAGTGGTAAATTAACAGGGTTAAAATGTTTTATGACAATACCTGATTATGAAGAAGAACCTGGTATTTGGGAAACTCCAGATTTAAGTGGAAGTAATTATTCTAGATACATATATAATCAAGGTTTACATACCACAGAATTGGAATGGGATTTATCTAGTAAAGAAGTTAATGAATTTAGAGTTTCTTTATCATATAGGGATTCTTCCCAATAACACAATTGGTATGTATATAAATACCTAAAATAAGCCCGAAAGTTACACGAACTTTCGGGCTATTTTGTAACCTGAAAACAATATGAAACCGATACCTATGTATCCAAGATTGATTAGTATTTTTTGCCATTTAGACAATTCCTTTTCTACCTTTACTTCTACAATTTTCTCCACGGTTATTATAGAATCTTTCGTCACTACCGTTTCTTTTTCCAAGGATGGAATACTGTCTTGTAAAAAGTCTTTCTTGTTTTTCAAACTATGAAAAAGCCTGCCATCCGACATTATTTTAGCGTCTGATACGGCTAATGATGTTTCCAAGTGTGAACTATCTTCAAATGTTGTATGTTGTATGTGTTCTGTTGGAAGAGTTATTATTTTTGATTGCCATACTACTCTTTCTGTTACTGTCGTGTTGTGGTCTACTATAGTTGTATTTGTCGAAGATGGAAGTAGCTTGCGTGAACAAGAACACGACAGTAACAAAAAAAATAGCAATATAGAAAACGGCTTATTCATGTGCGTTTTATTGTTAAAAACATTAAATCATATTATAAATCTGAAATTAATTTATTCGTCACATCAATCAACCCATATGAAATATATTTCAATTTCTTATAAGAAACATCTTTCTTGTTGCTTCCATTGTCTTTTAAATTAATGTTTATTCAACATAAGTCGGGATTACTCCCGTTAAATACCCATCGCCAATGTTGGATGAGGTTTTCATAAGCAGCACCGTTTCACCGAATACGCTACTCCTTTTAACCACTTAACTTAGAGCTACAGACTTGGGTAAACATCCGTAGGTAACTATATATCATTCTCATCCAACGTAGCACTCAAAGTGCTTAGGCTAATAACCTGACTCCAAATGAAGCATATATAAAATATACAGTAAACTTTAATATCTTATATATTATTCGAGGTTATCGACAAGATTTGTTGCGATAAGCGAGATAAATTCCTCCTTCGGTATTTCCAATGCTTCGGGAGAGTTCCATTTCACTTTAATTGCACCGTCAGTACCAATAAGTTCAATGATTTTAGCGAATCCTTCAAAAGCGAATTTTCTAGGCTTCATATCACATTCCTCTTTCATTTTCTCTTGGTATGCTTCGGAATATGCCTTGTTCAGTTCTTCTGTTTCCTTGTTGAAATCTTCTTCTGTTTTTCTGATTTCATCCGCTTCTTTCTTTTCCTCTTTTGTCGCATCTTCCTTTCCGTCAATCTCTTTCATGTGATTGATTTTCTGTGCGCGCTCGTCATACCCTTCCTTCTTTATCTCTTTAAGAACCTGTTGCATATCATCATCAAATGCTTTTGCAGCTTTGTCGTAAGCGACACGCATAAGCATGATTTTTGCTTTCAGTTCTGATGGAAGTTCCTTCCCTTCTAGTGATAAGGGGATATTCAAGAGAGTTAATCTCTTTAAAAACATTTCTTGGTTCGTCATTTTTCTTGCCTTTTTTAGATTGAAACTGATGAGATTCCTTTCGTGTTAATGTATTTTTTCACATCGGTTACGAAAGAGTTGATGATGGTAATGATAGCAATTTGTGCTTCCAAATCGGGATGATCGTTGTAGTTGATTGCGATACCACCGTTCTGATTGAAATAGAATGTGGCGAGTTGGTTCTCTGATCCCAATGACTTCACCTCTCCGCCATCAAATGAATCAATGTTTTTTCCGTTTGATACGTTTACATTCGCATTCACCTTGTATTGTTTTTCCACATTAGCTTCATTGCTGAATGTTACGCTGGCTGAATTTACGCCAACGAGTGTTACTTTGTTTTCTTCTATAGCCATAGTTATAAAAATTAGTCAATGCAAAGATAGTATAATTGGCTTTATTTACTATTTTTAATATGTTAAAAAATGCTAATTGATTTTTGTTTGTTGTAAATCATGCTCTTGTGCTTATTTTTGCTATTTTTGCAATAATTAAAAAATAATAACTATGGCTGATGTTGATTTAGGAGCATTAAAGTTTAAGATCGGTCTAGATGATTCCGGTCTTGACAAACAGATAAAGGATATACAGAAGAAGTTGCAGGACACTTTTAACCAGGAGATGTCCTTCAAGCCTATGTTGACCGATATAGGCAAAATGAATGACGAACTTAGCGAGGTTGTAGATAAGATAAACAAAGCGAATGAAAACGCGTCCAAGGTAGGGAAAGGGAAGTCGAACAAGAAAATGGATATACTTGTTCAGATGGAAGAATTGTCAAACAAGATTGTCGAAGCGACAAGAGAGTATGACAAGCTGGAAAAGACTTACCGTAACCTAGGCAATGCAGGCGGAGATAAGGGGATGGCTACAAGAAAAGCCAATCTTGAAAGCCAGAAGAAAGTGATAGATGATCTTGTGACTGAATTGAACAGATTGAAAACCGCATATTCCCTTACTGCTAACAGTGTGCCTAAATTGTCCATTTCCGATGAAAGAGAACTTAACCTTCTACGCCAGCAATACGAGATGGAGATTGCACGGACAAAGGAGATGGATAGACAAGCATCAAAGCAGGAACAGGCGAATAAAAAGATGCAGCAGACCAATCAGAAGTATCTACAATACCTTTCTGGTCAGTCTGGACTTGCCCTTGGTATGCCTGAGGGAAGTGCTGAGGACTTGAACAAGAAGATTGCTGCCATACAAAAACGACTTGAACTATTGAATAAATTTAAGGTTGAAGTTCCTTTAAACAGCAATCAGATAACAAAAGCTGACGCTCTTATTCAGAAATTGCAAGGCAGATTGGAGAAGTTACAATCATCTTTAAGGAAAACATCAACGCATGACTTGCTTAATATCAATCCTACGTCTATCAATCAGGCTAACAATCTTATTTCTGAATTGACGAACAGGCGTAATGCACTTAATACGACTGATGCAAACTATAACCGTACCCTTACTCTTCTAAACAGGAAGATACAGGAGCATAACAAGTTTGTAAACGAAGCCACATCCTATGGAACAAAGATGCAGCAGACCAATCAGAAAAATGCTGCAAGTTCAAAAGAGTTTTCCGAGGAACTGACAAAGCAGAGCAGAATGATGCGTGAGTTTGTCAATACGATAAAGACTTATGCCGGATTCTACTTTTTCAGAGATATGTTTCAGGAACTTGTTGCCATTCGTGGAGAGTTCGAGTTACAACAGGTGTCATTACGTGCCATTATACAGGATGCAAGACGGGCTGACCAAATATTCAGTCAGATTAAGGGTCTTGCTGTAATATCTCCTTTCCAGTTCAGCGATTTGGTTGGATATACCAAACAGCTTGCTGCATTCCAGATACCTGTCAACGAATTGTACGGTACAATGAAAAGTCTTGCGGACGTTTCCGCAGGTCTTGGCGTTGATATGGGACGTATCATTCTTGCCTATGGCCAAATAAGAAGCGCAGGTGTATTGAGAGGACAGGAATTACGCCAGTTGACAGAAGCCGGTATTCCTGCATTGGATTCATTGAGAAAGAAACTGGAAGAAGTAAGAGGTGTGGCTCAAACTACTGATGATGTGTTCAACGCCATATCAACACGTCAGATTCCTTTCGAGTATATTCGGGAGATGTTTACCACAATGACGGAAGATGGTGGTATGTTCTACAAGATGCAGGAAATACAAGCCGCATCTTTGAAAGGTATGGTAAGTAACCTTGCCGATTCATACAAGATTATGATGAATGACATAGGCGAGGCGAATGATTCCGTTCTGAAAGGAATTGTGGGAAGCATAACCGATGCAATGAACAACTGGAGATATTTCTCTAAAGCAATAGAGGGCGTTGCTGTAGGATATGCCGCATTAAAGGGATTACAGCTAGCTAGAACAGCCATGCTAGGGAAAGAAGTTGTCGCAACAACTAATGCAATTAAGGCTGAGAAATTACGGGAAGCACAGTTGCTTAAACAGGCTGCGATGTACAGAACGCTCACTACTGCCGAGAGATGGAAGATAGCGACAGCATCCAAGCTGTCTGCCGTAGAGATAGCTGCTGCCGTTAATTCGGGAAAGATGTCGGCAGAGATGGCTAAACGTATTCTTGCCACCAATATGTTGACACAGGCTGAACGTCACCTTCTTGTAACCGAACTTAAACTGACAGGTGCGGAAGCTGCAAGAATGTTGTCTATGACAAAAACGACAATGTTGATGAACAGATTCAAACTGGCAACATTCGGATTGACAAATTCATTGAAAACATTGTGGCTTACGATAAAGGCTAATCCGCTTATGACAATACTCACCGTTGCAGGTCTTGTAGCGGAAGCGTTTCATGTGATGTCTGCACGTTCGGAAGAGTTCAACCAGAAGATAAAAGATAGTGCAAAGTCTTTCCGCGAATCATACAGTGACTTGCAAAAAGACCTTGACAAGATAAACTTCGACAAACTCACCCCGGAAAACCTTGAACAGCTTGATACGAAACAGTTGCAGTCGTATGAGGAAACACTGACTGGAATATTGTCTAAATATGGCAATATGGGGCAGTATATAGTACAGAACAGCAAGAAGATAGATGATCAGAAATCTCGTGTTGAATATCTGCAAAAGTCAGCATCGGAACTAGAACAGGTTTATAAACGTGCTGCTGAAAATGCGGATATAATGTTCAAGGCGGACAAGGCAACATCTACGGGCGTATTTGGCGATTCATTCTCTGATATGCTTAAAGATTACGAGAAATCGTCTGTAAAACTCACTTCGGCAAGTAAGGATATAGAAGAGTTTCGTGGGCAGATAGTACAGGCATCCAAGGAAATTATAAATATGGGTAAGGGTACTAAGGAATGGAGAAACGAACTTACCGAACTGATAAACAAAGGGGCTTCGGCAGCTACTATTGTCGAGAAGATACGTTCTTTGGCTGAAACGTCAGGAGATGCACGGACATTTGAAATATTCAAGAACAAAGCCCATTTTGACAGTGAGGAATTGTTGAAGGAATATGAGAAATTGAAGATAGGTATAATGGGTGAAACTGAAGAACTTGAAAAATCATTTAATGTTTTTGCAAACAGCCTTGATAAAGAATTGAAAAAAGTATTTGCTGGTATTGACCCAAATAAATTAAATGATGCTCAAAAGGACTTTATAAGGATTCAATCTGAAAATTTTGCCACAACTAGCGAACTTGGGGAGAATGCTAAAAAATTGTTTAATGAATTTATTGACAAAAAATATGCTGTTAAAATAGAACTTGACGATAAGGAAGCACAAGAAGGTTTGACGGGATGGAAAAAATCTCTTGACGAAATTACAGGGCATAAATGGACTATTGCTATAAAGGCTGCCGATGTGAAATCTATGGAGGATTACTTTAAATCGGTAAAACAGGAATATAAGGACGCCAAAAGTTCAATAGAAAATTTACAGCGTACCATTGATATGTATGTTAGCCAAGGAAAGGTCAAGAAACTTGGAGATGAGTATCAAATTACAGGAATTGTAAGCCCTTATGAAGCCGAGCAAGTACAACAGACGGTATATGAGATTAACGCTGCCAACGAAGCGATGTCGAAAGCTACAGGAACAGCAAAACAATTTAACCTTGAACTAGAAAAGCAGAAGAAGGAAGCACAGAAAAGAGATCCTCTTGCTGACCTTTGGAAAAATAGGTTGTCATTGCTTGAATCCGCCTATTCCAAGTTCAAGGATTTGAGCATTAACATAGGAAAAGAGGAAGCTAAAAAGCAGATTGAAGCCATATATGGTTCACAGGCGTTAAAACTTGGTGTAGACCTTGTATATGACAAACAGGCTATTGTTGACAATTATAACAAGGCTGCAAAGGAATTGGAAACACGTGTCCCACAGGATGCTGTTAAAAACGCAAGGAAAGCAGCCGAATTGTCCTCTGAAATTTATGTTGATGCAGCCAAGAAGGTGATGAAGAGGATTACGGATGAGTTTGACAGATACAAGAACAAGTATGACTTTTACAGTGACATACTTGGAATAACAGGTGATTCCGAACTTGCCTTAGATCTTGCCGTTCAGTTTAGCGGTGACACATCTACTATGGCTGAAAGTTTTGCAGCAGGCATATATAACAATCTGCAATCCGCATTGGCAGGAATGAATCTTGACCTTGGCGTTTCTGTTGTGCCCGATACATCTTCATTCACCTCAATGAACCAGTATATAAATCAGATACAGGAAGCAATTAAGGGGAATAAGAATATCGGAGAAGATCAGAAAGAGGTTATCCAAGGAATGATTGATGCATGGAAAGGCTACTTTGGTGAGATGGCAAAGCAGTATGCTAATGACCTTGAAAAATATGGTGACTACTACACCCAAGTTGATATTATTAGAGAGAAGTACCGTCAAAGGATTGAAACGGCAAAGGGTATGGGCAACACATCCTTATCTTCCGCATTGCAGAAAAGCGAAGAGATGGACTTGTTCAAGCTGACCACAGACTATCAGAACTTCTTCGGTGCTGTTGAAGCGATGTCTATGGAAGCTGCAAATACCGTTGCCGACAAAGTAAGGGAAATGCTCAACAGTGCGTTCAGGTCTGGTGCTATCAGTGCAAAGGAATACATGAAAGAACTTGAACGTGTGGACAAGCAGATAGAGAAGATGATGAAGAATAACCAGTCTGACTTGCAGACGTACATGAAAGAAGGTATTGAAGGTCTGTATAACAAGCGTTATGATGCAGGAAAGTCAAAGATGATGGCAGGCATGAATGATATGCAACAGGCTATGGCTGACATCGAAAATGCTTCCAAGGCATACGAGGACGCGATGAAGAATGGTGATAAAGAAGCTGCCAACGCTGCGTTGAGTGCCAAGTCGGAAGCCGAATCAAGATATAAGAGCGGACAGGAAGCTGTCAAGACTGGTAAAGGAATGATGGCTGCCGCACAGAACGCTTTGCAGACGGTGAATCTTATTGACTTTATCATAACCAATATATACAATGCTATAAAGGCTATGCAGCAGATAATTGCATCCGTGTCCAACCTTATGGATTCTATGGGTAAGGATACTGACAGTGGTTTCATGCGCGAGATGAACCAGTTCTCGGAAGCTATGGGCGTTATGAATGAAGGAGTGAAGAAATCATGGGATTCATTCAAAAGCGGTGATTTTGCAGGTGCGATAGGCTCGGCTATATCCATGCCGCTTGATGTTATCGCTACGTTTAACAGGCAGCATGACAAAAGGCTTCAAAAACATATAGAGAATCTTGAATTTGAATCAAAGAAGTTGACCAATATCTATAATATGCTTGAAAAGGAATTTGAGCACATTATAGACCCGGCAAGACTTGATGAGGTGACATCCCAACAGGTTTCCAACTTAAAAGAACAGTTGCAGATTCAAAAGGATATTCTTGCTGCCGAAGAAGATAAGAAAAAGTCAGATAGAGAAAAAGTAGAAGATTACAAACAGACAATAAAAGAATTGGAGTATGAGATAAGATATTATACAGAAACGCTTGCAAGTGAATTGTACAGCATTGACTTGAAAGACTGGGCTAGCCAGATAGGTGACGCTCTTGTCGAAGCATGGCTGAAAGGGGAAGATGCAGCCAAGGCATACAAGGATACTGTGGCAGACGTCATGAGAGATGTTGTTAAGAGTTGGGTACAGCAACAGTACATAGAAAAGGCAATGCAACAGGTACAGACCACATTGTTCGGAGCAGACGGTAAAGGTGGTATGTTTGCAGACAACAAGATAGACAAGGATGAACTTATAATACTAGGAAATGTAATGGGTTCATTGGAATCAGCCTTTGCGGAAGCCGGGGGTGTGGTCAATGAGATAAACAATGCACTAGGCGGAATGCTTACCGAAACAGAGGAAAATGCGGAAGGTCTGTCCAATGCCATTGCAGGAGTTGACGAGAATACATTCAACCAGGCATTGGGTTATCTTAACGGAATGAGATACGAAATGGTTGTCCAAAGCGATCTACTCCGTCAGTTGGTATCGTTAAACGGTGGTTCGGCAGGAACGGGAGGAACGAACATGACAGCAATACAGCAGTCACAGTTGGAGGTTCTCACCCAGCAGCTTGCCGCAACTATGGCGATAAAGACAGCACTTCTAAGTGTCGTTTCCATTGCCCCAAGGTCAGGCGGAAATGCGATAAAAGTTATAATTGACTAAAATAAACGCCCTGCTAGCTTCACAGTCGGCAGGGCGTTTGAGATTGATTATGAACAAAAAAAATCCAATCACTTGAGGTGCTTAGCGGAATCGAACCGCTGTTGTCGGTTTTGCAGACCGTTGACTAAACCACTCATCCAAAGCACCGATTGTGATGCAAATATAGAAAAATATTTTTTAAAACTAGATGGTTTCTAAGACTATTTTTGTTATTTTTGCACTAATAAACAATGTACACGAATGGCTATATCTAAATATTTTATAAAGAAAGGAAGCGATACGGCAAAGGATTTGTATGCCACATACAGGCTGTATATACTTGAAAGCAAGGGATTATGGGATTTGCCGACAAGAAAGGAAGCCTATGCCGAAAAATGGTATGACAAGAACGGTCAGAAGGTGTACGAACCTGTCACGCCTGTTTACCAGCCAACGGAAGGAAGCATAACATTTGCCGCTTTGGGAGATGTGGAAACGGTAAAGACGAATATCCGTTCGTTCTATTCATATATAACCAATGTGATACCTGCCACTCCCGGTACGCCATACGGTTCATCCTCTTTCTCTATATGGAATGATGTATGGGGAGAATCGGCAAAGCAGGTGATAAGATGCACGGGTTTTGAAACAGGCGCAAAGATGAGTTATCAGGACGTTCAGGACTTGCAGAACCCGGACCGACTTGTGTCCGCCTATACATTTTCGTTAAATTTCAGTATTGACCAACCAACGCTTTAAAGACCAATGATTTTACAGATTAAAAGAGGAAATAGGGTTATTGCGGAGAGTGCTGATTTTTCATACAGCCCGTCTTTGCAGGAAGTGAGAAAATTGACTTGTGAAGTCGTTTCCGTTGTTCCGATAGAGTTCAAGGCATACAACTCAAAGAGTGAATCGGAATACGATACAGTCGTATATAACGGTAATACATTCATCCTGTACCAAGCCCCATCGGGAGATAATCTTAACGAAGCAGGAAAATACAAATACTCCCTTCTGTTTTACGGTAAGGAGGTGCTTTTGCAGAATGTGGCATTTCTTGACATAGTAAGCGGAACAGGTGGGGAAATAAATAAGATAAGATACACACATGGCGGTCTGTTCCAGTTTTGGGGTGATGCAAAACAGCTTGCCGCACGCATCGAAGCAAATATAGAATCTTACAATGCGTCATTGGGTGCAGGATATACAGGCATTGGCACATGGACATTGAATGTGGATGCGGAAGGTGATCTCACAGAAGATATGATTGACATATCTGATGGGACCAACCTGTTTGAAGCATTGAAGAACTTCTATGACAAGTTTTATCTCAATTATTACTTCTCAACGACAGCGAACGGTGGGATAATAACCATTACGGACAAGACAAGACCGTCCGTAAACTGGACATTCAAGCAGGGTGACGGTGGGGGTGCTGTAAAAGTTTCCTCTTCCGTAGATACAAGCACACCTGTCATAACCCGAATCATACCACAAGGTGGAAGCAGGAACGTTCCTCCCGAATACAAGAAAGACGCTAAGCCTGCCGATGAATCACGCTATTGCCCGTACATCCTTCTTCCGAATGATTCTGACGGGAATATAAGATATTATATTGACAGCGAATACGGATTGAAGAACTATGGTGTGAGAGGAAAAACCATATCAAACACGTTCAGTGGGATATACCCTTCCATCAGAGGGAAAAAACTTGGCGATCTGTACCCGTCAGGACTTCCAGAATGGGATACATACAAGGCGGATGGAGAACCAGACCCTCAATCGGGAAAGGTGGCAGGTGAGGGTGCTAGCGCATCTACACGAATAGATAAGATTATCGGTTCTACTCCTATAAAGAGTGATGATAGTGACAGTTTCTTCATTTATATGACCTCTCCTGGATTCAACCTAGGGTACAAGGTGTATGAGGACGGTGATTCATCCGGAAAGATAAACGACAATGTGCAGCCACAGTACAAACCCCATGATCTGTTTGACAAATACAGGGATTTCGAGAGTTTTGATATATATGGTACAAGGGCATATTATGACCAGCCTGTAAAGGTTACTGCATCATTCTCAGGAAAGATGCTTTTCAGCATATTACCTATAGGAAGTGATGCTTTAGGGAAAAAGGTTAAGATTAACCTACGTATGGTTTTAAACCGTGTATTGGGTCAGGCTTCTCCTTTGAAAGAGGTTGTTATCGGAGAGGAAGGTGCTACTGGTATGCTTGAAATACCTTACGACAAGACCTCTCTTGTAGGATATATAGAAAAAGGTCAGAATACGACAGTCACCATACGTGTTGAGTTCACGTTTGATTCAGATGTTCCTGCCGGAAGCTGTAAGATAGGCTTTAGTGAGGAAATGACCTGCAACATACATTTCGGTAATCAGGACGGTTCACAGGACAGGTTCTATTACAAATACGCTTCTGTGACGGATGCGGTGTTCAGTATGCGTACAGGAACTTATACAGGCACGGAATTTAAGATAAACAAAAACGGTATTATTCCTCTTTACGGTGAGGTGAACGGTGATACGGGGGAAACGGAAGAGGATGTTGCCATGTTTAATAAGGGGGCACGATATAAAATATCATGCTACAGAACGGATAGCGACAATGCCAAACTTCCGCTTTATACGGATGGTAAATCTCCTTCAATTGCAGCAGGAACGGAGTTTGTCATTCTGAATATCGTCATGCCCGAATCTTATGTGACAATGGCTGAGAACACGCTTGAAAAGGCGGCTCTTGACTACCTGTCAAGATATGACCATGAGAACCGAACCGTTTCACTTGACATATCTAGCGGATTTGTCGCAGAGCATCCTAACCTTTTCATTGACTTCATAGAAGGAAATATGCTTAAGGTAAGGGATGATGGAATAGGCGTGTTCGATTTCTCTGATAACGGTCAGATAGTGGATATGCAGTTACAGATACAGTCTTTGGAGATTAAATATTCCAAGGAGAATATGTTTCCGTCATATTCATGCACCATTGCAAGAAGAAAGATACTGTCTTTCTATGAACGGTTGGCACAGGAAAATCAGACTACTTCAACACAGAATACGACAAATGTAACATTAGGTGGAAGTGGTACGGGAAGCGGAACAAATATTTTCTCTGAACAGCTACTTAATGACCTTATTGCATCGTTTCAGAAGTTCAACGGATGGTTTGAATGGGATGAGGAAAACCAAGCATTACGATGCAAGTCAGCGTTCTATACAAACCAATGGATATCAGCGTTGGGCGCACAGAGTGGTAGCGGAGAACCTGGAGGTGGAGAAGGCGGACTGATTAAGGCCGTGTACGGATTTGCCGATTTAGGTAAGACGTTTGACGATTCCAACCTTAGCAATACATTCAACGCATATACCATCAACGAGATATGGAAGCTAGCCAAGGAAGGCGGAATGAATACGGACAAATTGTGGCAGGAGTTGGGAAAGGATGATCCGACAAAGAAAATTCACATATCCCATATTCCTGACAATAAATTTGTAACGATTGATACGGAACAGACAGTAACTGCAAGCAAGATATTTACTGGTCAGTTGTCTACGGCAAATGTAGTTCCTAGCGTGAACAACGCATCCACACTTGGTCTTGAATCGAAGAGATGGGAGAATATTTATGCTGTAGATGCCAACATAAGCGGAACGGTAAAAACACAGGCGTTGCAGGTTGGCGATATAAAGATTATATATGATTCCGTAAACAAGGCAGTAACCTTTGAACACGCGGATGGAAAGACGGAAATAGGCTTCTATACCAGAGGATGGATTTCCGCTTTGGGCGTATCTCCCGGCGGAAGCGGAGGAAGCGGTGGTGACGGACTTGTGAAAAACGTATATGGTTTTTCCAATCTCGGCACAACCTTCTCTGATTCAGACCTTGACAATACGTTTAATGCGTACACGATAAACGAGATTTGGAAAATGGCGAAGGAAGGTGGTGGAATAAAGAACATCACCCAGTCGGGGAGTGGAAATGCCGTAACAGACATGGCACTTAGTTCTGACGGAAAAACCATTACTGCCGTATTCGGGGAAACATTCGCCAGACAGCAGGACTTGGGTACGCTGAACAATACCGTAACACAGTTAAGCAACAAGTTGAACAACTTCCTAGAGGGAAGCGATGCCGATAATATTATCAACAAATGGAAGGAACTTGAAGCGTTTCTTGACGGTCTTACGGAAAGCAACAACCTAGCCGAACTTCTTGCATTGAAAGCGGACAAGACCATAACGATAAGCGCAGGAACAGGCCTTACGGGAGGTGGAAACCTGTCCGCAAACCGCACATTGTCACTAGCCACCACAGGGGTAAAGGCTGGTACATATACGAAAGTTACTGTAGATACATACGGACGTGTTACAGTCGGTGATAATCCTACCACATTGGCAGGGTACGGGATTACTGATGCTGTTACCTTGACTACTGCTCAGACTATTTCGGGAAGAAAAACGTTTAGTCAGAATATAGTATTCAATAATAACGGTGGTATAACATATACTGATTCAAATGTAGTATTAAGAAACTCAGACGGTCATACAATACTAGCTAGCTTTGGAAATGGCGAAATAAATCTAAGACCGAATGGGCATAATAATACGGAAGGTGCTGTTTGGATTAATAAGGTAGGAAATGTTCAAGCACCATCAGTGTCAACAAATGCCATTACGATAGGAGATGCCCAGCTTGTTTACGATTCGGCAAACAAGGCTCTAAGAGTAAAACATAGGGCAGACGGAAATACGGTAGGATTCTACTCGGACGGTTGGGTATCTGCTCTTGGTGTGAAAACAGGTGGTAGCGGTGGTGGTAGCGGTGTTGTAAATACCGTTTACAGCTTCGCAAACCTTACTGACGGCACAACCTTCTCCGATTCAGACCTTGACAATACGTTTAATGCGTACACGATAAAGAAACTGTACGACATGGCTGGACAGGGAGGACTTGACGCTGATGCTATGTGGGCTGAACTGAAAAAGGCTGATTCAAGTAAAATCATAGATGCAAGTCATATCCCTACTTCCGTATTAGACGGTAGATGGGTGAAAAAGACTGGCGATACTATGACTGGAACACTTACTTCCGCATCTTCTTCCGGCTCAATCGTATTCAAGGGAGTGGAAAATTGTGATATTACCAATATCTATAAGGATAACGGAGTTATCAAGAACGATGATGGTGAGCTTACTTCTATAAGAAACGGATTAAGATTTAATTGGTATGATACTTACTGGTACATAGGAAACCTTAGAGGCGGCAGTACGGAAAGTGCAGGATTTGGTGTCGTAGACCATAACAACAAGCTGGTATTACGTGTTACTCCAAATGATGTAAGAGCACCTAGATTCATGTCAACTGTTGCCACAGGGTTATCACCTTTGATAGTTTCAAGCAATACAACCGTAGATAATCTAAGCGCGGATTTGTTGGACGGATACCATGCGTTCGGCACATCAAACGCCCTTATAAAATACGGATATACGGTAGGGGGTACTGAACCTGCATGGTGTAGAATAGCTACGTACTCAATACGTAATACGGAAACAATGACAGATGTTTGCTTTGTGCTGCACTCAGCCTTTAGCGATTTGTTTGGTCTGTTGGTTGTTAAAACTAGGGGTACGGCTGTAGTGGAAGGTCTATTGATAGCGTCATACAATATCAATAGGTCAAACATACGTATCTATCATGATGCGGAAAAGAAAAATATAGAACTGTATTGTTATGGTGGAAGTAACTATTCCATAATACAAGCCAATCTGTTATACAGCCATGACCGAAACGGAGGGGCTAATACGAGTATAACACTATACAGGGCGGATACAAAAGCACCATCGTGGAGCACTTATGTTAATCCGGGTTTTGTAAACTTGCAGAATTCTTCTGAGATGGCTAAAAAACTGAAAACCCCAAGGACTTTATGGGGGCAGTCATTTGACGGTACGGCTAACGTAAGCGGAGATATGACGGGTGTTGGTAGCATTAACATGAGCGGTGTACTGGCAATAAAGAATTCAACCTACAACAAACAGCTTATAATATGGTCAGCAGGTTCTACTGCAAAGAATCAAGGAGAAGGTATTTGGTTCAGATGTGATGATGTAACCCAAGAAGTAGTATTACGCCATGAATGGTATGATACATTTGTTCCCGGATATGGACTTGCTGTCAGCAAGCATGATTCATTGGAAGCAGGGGATGCAAATATGTTCTTTTACAATACAGGACGGTTCATAGCAAAAGCACCACAAGGAACATCACCCTATCAATGCGTGTCTACTACTGTAAACGCCAATCTTAATGCAGACCTTCTTGACGGGTTGCATGAAAATTCGTTTTTAAGACACCGAGATACTTATGGTATTGACGGATATAATACTTTGTGGGCACAGATAGGAATAAGACAGTATAACAATGCAAAGCCAGACGGAATGGCTAATCCTATATATGATTATGGTGCTGTTATATCTCTTCCAGGAGTAAATACGAGATTAGATATATGGTATAATCACACGTCCTCAGCGTCAGATTCACCCACTAATGGTATTCAATACAGAAGCGGATTTAATGATGATAAAAGACCTTGGAGAATGTTGCTAGACAGTGTAAACTACGCTAGTTATTCTGACGGACGCTACGTGAAGAAAGCAGGTGACACCATGACAGGGGATTTGAATATATCAGGTGGCCATATACTTTATATGTTGCAGACTTCCCCCACATCTACACAGCAAATACACTTGCAGGGCGGAAGTAACGACTACGGCAGAATCGCTTTCGGTGCTACTGCTGAAAATGCAGGATGGATGGAGATAGCTTCTTCTGATGATGGAAATGAACCTATATATGCAAGACAATACACGGGCGTATTTACTACCATAAAGAGAACAGCAACATTATTGGATGCTAGTGGGAACACTTCTTTCCCAGGTTCTGTTACGTCAGTAAGGCACATATCCACCGTAGGCACAGGTACACAGCCTTACCAATGTTCTTCTACTACATTGAATACCAACTTGAATGCGGATTTACTAGATGGGGAGCATGGGGCATATTATCAGAATCGTATGTATGATAGTTTTATCTCACAATATAATAATTATAATTACATAGAATTTTTAAGGTTCGTGATTCCTAGTGGGCAGAACCAATTAAGAGCATACGTAATATTTGACTTATGTAGAGTGGAAACGGGTGGTGAAATGAGTGGGCGTGTAGTTCTTAGAATAAAAAGAGGTACAGATAATAATGCAGTTTATGCTTTCTATGTGACAAACTTTGGACGTAGTTGGCTTCCCGAATTAAGATGTACAACGAATGATGGTATAACATGGAGAGTATGGATGAAATGTGTAAAGACAACCTATGACCCGTATATTGCAGTAAAGATATTGGAAAAATATCCTTATGGATATGTGACTACACAAAATAATGGAACTACGGATACACCTAGCGGTTCAAAATACACTTTTACTGCATCAATGGCAGGTCTTTCCAATGCAGCCAATATTCTTGTCAATACTAGAAATATTTTTGGTCAGCCGTTTAATGGTTCTGGAGATGTTGGTGGGCAAATGACTTCAACAAGTATATTTGTGCAAACTGGAGATGCTACATTAAAGGTTTACAGTGGGCGTATAACTGATGCAAGAAGTGACGGAAATATATGTTTGCAGACTTCTATTGATGCGACAGACGGACAATCTCATAGTTATCCTACGCAGTATCAATCAAGATGTAACTTATCGCTCCAACCAAGGGGTGGGCAAGTATATATTGGGCAAAATCCAGATGGCGGTGACAAGGGATATAAATTGACGGTGAATGGTTCTATAAAATCTAATGGAAATATCATAGCCACTGGAGCAATTACAGCCAAGGCATCCTCTTCCGATATAAGGTTGAAAACCGATATTCAGGGTTATGATGCTATGGGTATTATCCGTAAATTCCGGAGTGTGAAGTATCACTGGAACAATCTTGCCAAGAGAAATTCCGAGATATTCAATCATAAAAAATGGAATTATGGTCTTATCGCCCAGGATTTACTTTCCGGCGGTTACAGTCAGTGGGTCAGTGACATATTCAAGGACTATTACACCATAGATTATGAAAGACTTATCCCTGTTGTGTGGAAAGGTTTGCAGGAAGTAGATGATGAGGTTACAAGATTAAAGAAAAGAGTGAAAGAATTGGAAAAGAGATTAGGTATTAACAATTAATAAATAAAAAATATTATGAGTCATTCTAATGGAAAGATTACAGCCCCGATAAACCTTGCTGGTGACGTTTATGCCACTCTTGGCATCGGTCCTACTAGTGATGGTTATGAATTAGGGTATGCGTGCGCAAACACCCACGGGAAAATAAACCCGTGGGCACGGTACAAACCTGTACGTTACGAAAGCCTTGCACCTGGACCAAATGAAAAATGGTGGCAAGGATGGGATGGGAACTGTGGTGTCAAACCTTTTCAAATGGCAGGATACTGGGATGCGCCAAAACACGCAGATGGAAGCATGAACGGATGGGAATATACAGCACCGACAGGTGGTAGGTTCCCATGTCGTCTTACCGACTTTAACGGATACAACCATCTTGCCAGTCCACCGATAAGTAGGTTCTCATGCCCAGATACTGCTACCAATCAGTTTACTAGTAGTAATTTTGTCTGTTCCGCTGCTATAATGATGCCATCGGAGGGGCATGATACTGATTTTCTTAACATGGGTGACTTTGCCGAGATAGCTGATTGCTATTTCGGTGTCTATGTTAAGCACAAGACCAGTCAGATGTCTAGGCGTGTTACTGCCGACAAGAAGATAGGAACAGGATACGCTACGGTTACTGTAAACTCGTGGGGTATGACTGCTGGTGATTGGGAAGTTTATCCTTTCCTTAGTACAGCTATATTGAAGCAGGATGACTCCGATATTGCTCATATAGCATACACTGTTCCAATGGTAAGTAAAAGAGATATAGAGATAGTTGGTTCTTACGTAAGCATAACAATAATTGGTGGAGTGATGCCATCCGTTAGTGGATATATTGAAGTTACCGTAAGAGTAAGAAACGGTTCGAGTAGCCTTATTTCTTTCCGTAATAATAGTTGTATGTCTAGGTTTGCAAGTAAGAAATTTGAAGATCCTATGGTTATAGGTGAATCAAGAGAAACAATAGAAGATTTCCAAGTATCCGCCAATTCCAGCATTGACAAGAAGGTGAAAATATTCATATCATCGGAACTGATTAATGCAGGAACTGCAAGGGTATGGGTAAGCCTTAACAGTGCTGCATATAAGGGAAGTACATTGCTTCTTTCTATGGGTCCGGGGTTATAAACACAACCTCCCCCTTGCCGTTTACCAGCAAGGGGAGTGGTTATTTCGTTTTCATTAGCTTTTCCTCAAACTCCGCAAGATACAGTCTGCACCCAATTCTCTAATACGGAAGAGAGGACTTCTGTTGCTTTTTCAACCGAACATTATCCGTTACACGTTCCATCGTTCAATCTCCTTTCGTTCCAAAATAAATAGCACCAAGTATAACAAACGAGCATCCGCAAAGGAATGCAAAAATATGACTAACTATTGGGTTCATTTTTCAATCCTTTTAAAATATGACTAATAACATCTACCGTCCATCCGTTCCCTAACAGCCCCATGCCTATATGTGGTTGTACCGACTTGGTGTATCCTTCGGGTACGGTCTGTAATCTTTCCGCTTCCGTAATATTTGGCGTTCTGAAACCTTTTTCGGGATTACAGTCGGGTGAGTTGAATATAAGCGGTGTAAGTGATTTTTTATATCTTCTCAACAGTGATTCGGGGTTCTTGGCAAACCTGTTCCATGATTCAAGCATACACCATGACTTGTCTTTCTCCACATACCCGTCCGTGATTATGTCCTTGAACAATATTCCCTTGTCCTTCCATGCAGGTATTTCCCAGTTGCACCAGTAGTATCTTGCTCTCATTTGCGCGGAGAAATCGGAACTGTTGATATACACATAGTCTACTCCAAGATGTGACGAAATAAAATCAGCCCATTCGGACTTCATCTTCACATTTTCAAGCAGGAATTTTATGTTAGGATTGAACTGTCTGATATGGTTCAGTATGTTGACGTATTCAAAGAACAGACTCGAACGCTCGCCATCGAAGTTCAGTTTCTCTTTCCCTAACTGTGAGAAATCCTGACATGGTGTTCCGCCAATCAATAAATCAATATCTTTCCACTGTATATCCCATTCTTTCCAATTTTTTATATCACCCAATTCAATTATATCGGGGTAATTATCCAGTGCAACCTTGATAGACGGTTCGTTTATTTCGCTTGCGTAATACTTGTCTACCTTTATGCCTGCTCTTTCCAGTGCGATACGTCCGCAAGATATCCCGTCACATAAACTTAGTACATTCATTGTTTTTCCAAATATTTAAAGATATGTTTGATTGTTTCTATATTCCATCCGTTCCCAAGCATCTTGTAACGCTGTGTATCGGATATTCCATCCCATATATACCATTCGGGAACGGTTTGAAGTCGTGCGCACTCGGTGGGGGTAAGCCTACGAATGCGAAAATTACCGTTATCAACTAGCATCATACCGTTTGCCATTGCTCCCTTGTGTGATGTAGCAAGTAATGTATGAGCCTTATCGTCTATACTGCGTATATTTTTCTTTATATATTTGTTTGGAATTGTAATATCGGCAATATTAGGAGTATAAATTATAACGCATGGTTGTGTGCTTCCATCATTTCTAGCCCTTGCCAGCAGTGTACATGATTTACCAGATTTTATTTCACGGAAATGCCTCCCTCCAAATCCACATATCGTTCCCGAAACAACTATCAGATTATCCTTTTGTACTGTTGTAAGGCAATTGGTTTTTCCATCTTCCCTAGGTTCAAGCTGTTGGATGTTCTTTCTCTGTTCCTTTACAATCCCGGCTTCATATTCCTTTCTTATCTTTTTTCCATATTCGGTTCTTTTTGGAGTAAGGCAGGCTGATTCACGCCCTCGCATCGCAACACATATCGGATCATTATCCACCTGTATGTAATTGTCATTGTCACCCATCTTGAACAATCTTGTATTTATTGTGCGCGCCTTTTGTTCATACGGAAACTTGATAGGACTGAACTGGACAGGACTGAATTTTTCCGTCTTTACCCTGCCCTTCAAGCATTCAATCATCTTGTCAGACAAGAAATATTTTTCATCAACCTCTTCTTCAAGGATATCCCTTAACAATATACCCCTATCTTCCGGCTGTGGAATATCGTCATGGATATCCGTCCAGTATATGCGCCTTCTGTTTTGTGCCGATACAAGGGCGGAGTTAATATGTATTCCTTTCCTCCCCATTGTTTCATTGAACACAGATTCCCATTTCTTTCCCATTTCCACATTTTCAAGGAAGAATTTGGGATTGTCACCACGTTCAATAAGTTCGTGGTATATACGCATGTATTCCCAGAACAGATATGATTGCCCTTCAAACTCGAAACCGTTCTCCTTCAATTCAAGATACGTTTGCAAGTCTAAAACCTCCATGCCTTCTTTCGTTGAAAGCCCTTTTCTCTTGCCGGACATGGACAGGTTTGTGCATGGAGATCCTCCGATTATCAAGTCTATCTTATCCAGTCTGCTTACTTCAAGTTCTCTTACATCACCAAGCTGTATGGTGTCAGGAAAGTTCTGCATGGTTGCCTTTATGGCAAACTTGTCCACTTCGGACGCATAGTATTTTTCTACAGGAATGCCAAGTTCGGAAAGTGTTATCCGTCCGCACGACATTCCATCGAAAAGGCTTAATACATTCATCGTTATATTTTTTTTAAATTTTCAGCAAATATACGACATAAAACTGTATGCAACCAATACGTTTAACTTTTTTTTAATTATCTTTGCGATAATAGATAAAATTCATAATATGCAGTTTTCTATAGTACCAAAAATAGATGCCGAGATTATGTTTTCGGAAGATGATCTGTCCGTTTTCAGACGATCGACAGACGGTCTGTATTATATGATCCATACCGAGAAGGTTATGGAAGTGATGCCTATGACGTTACCTGAGGACGGAACGGAACACCCTTTCCCTTACGACACATACGACACTGGCACAAGAGAGTTTGAGAAGCTGCTTTTATCTGATGAGTGGGTTAAAATGGACGAAAAATGAGAAAAATAGGTTTTTTTAACATAGGAAAACTTGGGCTTGTCAAATCGGCAGGTACAGGAAAAACCGATATAAACAAGGTGATAGAAAAATGGATACCAAAACACATGGTGTTCTGGTACGATATGTCAAAGCCTGTGGATACATACAGCCAAAACTTTAATGATTGGAGATCACATCCATCTGTAAATGCTGATATAATTATAACAAGCACCTCATTTGTCATAACTAGATTTGCTACACTGAACGATACAGTAAAATGCTACATTCCTGACCAAACAAAAAATTTCCCAGGAATGAAAGTGGAAGTGAAAGGTATAGTTGACGGGCAGGAATTATACTGGGGATATAGTGCTAATGTAAAATTAGTTAATATCACACAAGACGGAACATATGATATTCCGCCATTAGGAACCGTAAACGGTAATCTGTCATTCAGAAACGGCAATATTGTCGGTGCTTGTAACATTACCATCACCCAGCTACCGTCAGGACAATCCGTTCCCACAAACGAGATACTAAAAGCCAATCCATACCTGCAAGACCATAGCGGAAACAACAGGCCGCTGAAACTTAACAATTTCCTGTTCGCTGCAATGAGCGGTGTGGGTGGGTATGAAACTAATTTCTCCGATAATTCTATATGGATTTCATCACCTCAGCGCGGAAATCTTATAAATAACCACACATATAACCCCATGCTTAAAGGTTCTAGTAGTGGATTGTACACTGCTACAGGTTCAGTTAAGGTTAAATTCAAAGCTACTGTTACGGGGATGAAAAGTGGTTACAGACTTGAATTTGGTTCGGGTGATGTGGCTCCATCGGACAAGTCTATATATGAAGATGGAGAATATGAATTTGGTTCGGGTGATGTGGCTGTGCCATATGGATTTAAATTATATGCGGATGATTATAGCAACCCTAATACAGATGTAATTATTGAATTAAAGGAAGTCTACCCTAATGCCCTAGTAACTGATGGAGTGGATGATTACGGTGTTGTGGAGAACTTGCAGCAGGGCGTTAAGGTGTTGTTTACTACTATTAATCCGTTCATTGATGGAAAGTTTATCTATGACCAAAGACTGAATACTACTGAACCTTGGCTGTTTGCCGTATTCAATGACAAAGGTAGTATTGCTTATAATAGTAGGAACTCAAACGGCAAGACCTATATTGATGGAACACTGAATGAATCTACAATAGTTTCCGCTTTGTTAAACAAAAAGCAAATAATCACCATAGTAAACAATGATGTGACAGGTGATAAAACTAAAACTCCTATATTCTTTAGCAATACTGACCATAATAGCGGATGGATTAGTTCAGCTTTCTACAACTCCATCGGTTTCGATTCCGTTCCCACCAAACAGAATGACGGATTCACCGAGCAGGATTTGATTGACTACTATATACCGAAGGCTATCGTAACGATAACGGTCGTAGATGTATCGGGTTCTCCTATACAGGGTGCTGTGGTCACTGTTGGTGGAATACAGTACAAAACATTGTCTGACGGTACAGTGAAAGTACGGGGTATGGCAAATAGCACGATGTCGCTGTCTGTAAAGAAAGACGGGTATATGCCGTTTTCTGACAATTCATGGAAGTTTGCCGATTCAAGGATAACGCTAGAGGTTCTTCGGAATACCGTAATCACTGAAAATGGATACAGCATATTGCTTGAAAACGATGGTTTAATACTAACAGAATAAAAAAAATGGAAGATAATCTTAAAATTTCACAGATGCCTCCCGTTGAAACCGCTACGGGAGAAGAGATGATACCGTGTGTGACAGGGGACCCTAAACAGAACAAATCCGTCACGGTGTCCAAGATAAGACAGGGCATGGTAAAGGACGAAAGCTATGTGCATACCGACAACAACTTTACTACCCAGTTAAAAACCAAACTTGACGGGATACAGGAAGGTGCACAGAAGAATACCGTCATAGGCGTGAAAGGTAATGCCGAACAGTCTTACAGGACAGGGAATGTCAATATAACGAAAGACAATATAGGTCTGTCAAAGGTGGACAATACGTCCGATGCCGAAAAGCCCGTATCCACCGCACAGAAAGCAGCCCTAGACAAGAAGGTGGACAAGGTGGACGGCAAGGCGTTATCCACAAACGACTTCACCAATGACTACAAAACGCTTCTCGAACAGATAAAGATGCAGCAGGGGAACATATATGGAGTGGAGATGAGAAGAGGACAGTCAGACCCGGTCTTTCAGACATGGATAGGAAAGGAAGAGTTCAAACAATCCCATCCCATCCTAAACTCGTTCCATGTGGCAAAGGTAAAGGACGGTAAGGTAGTCGGATTTCTTGACCAGACCAATTTCTTCAAAATGGCTGACGGTAGCCCGTCAAATATTGTTATTGACGGAACTGATGTAACAGATGATGGAAGCGACATCATGCTTGTAAACACCAAGCCTTTCTGGATAATCAACGGAGGAACGGATGATACATACGAAAGAAGGCTCGTCAGTGACGCTCCGTTTACATACGGTGGCGATACGGCCATAGAGATAAAACCGTTCGGAATGAGTATCGGTTACTCCACGATAAAGGATGGGAAGCAGAGATCTATTTTTGACAACACGGTAAAAGGAACAACATCAGTAGGAAATCTAGGCGTGAACATAATGGAAGGAAATGGATGGCCTACGACAAACGTGTCACGTTTTGATTACGAGAAATACGCCAGGGCAAAGAACCCGAACATTACGAAGAACTATCCTTATGCAAATGCTTTCGTTCTTGACCTTGAAGTGTGGTGTACGCTTCTCTTTATCAAATTCAGAACAAAAGACCTACACGCACAGTCTGTTTGCGGAAAAGGAATATCATCCAACGATTCAGCCCCCGATGCGTCAAGCTGGGGGAAAATGACAGGCGTCAGATTCAAGAAGGCGGACGGTCAGACCTATGTGTATTACAAGATGAACGGGCAAGGATTTAAAGCATCAGAAACAGGAACTGCTTACAATTTTTCACAGCTTATAAACAACTACCGTCCTTGCATGAAGATGTTTGAAGCGCAGCTTGCCATGTCATACGCAAAGGAACACAATGTCGCTCCCGACACCGAGTTTGAATATGAAAGCACAAAATACAAATACTACAACTTCCAAGGTCATAACGGATTGGCTGACGGGGAAATGTCAGGTATCGTAGCCAAATTTGTCAATGCAACTGTAACCAGTGGGTGGAGTATTCCAGATAATGCGGCAGTGACAAATCGTGAAATAGAAATATGCTTCACGCAACCTATCATTCGGGGACGTATTGCCGGGTGGGGAGATATATGGATGTGGTACAGTGGGATAGATTGTGTCATGCACGATTCTACATCCATAGATATTTATCAGACCTATGACGTAAACAATCTGACTACAGACAATGTAGCCGCAGATAAGAATCCCGGGGAATCTTATGGATTTGAGAACACATATGAATTTGTCGGTTCTATGGCTAGAGGTGAAGGATGCATAACGAAGAACTTTAAGAACTCTCTTATTGGAGAGGTCAAGGGAAGCAATCTTCACACGGGGGAATGCCATTACAACTGGTTTACGGGAAATGCAGGTTCGGGTAAGATTGGAAGGCGTGGTGTTTACTTTGGTGGTAAGTCGGACCACGACTCTTGTTCTCTGCGGGGTGGTAATGCGCACCGTGCCCCTGCATCTGCGGACTCGAACATCGGTGGCGGCTTTCGTTGTACAATAACCCAACCCTAATTTTTCACGAAGTGAAAAATCCCCCTCCCAAAACTTGCAAAATATATTAATAATGTTTAAGTTTGCATAATTAAAAATCTAACCAAATGCGTCAGCAAAGTTAAATAAGTCTGTCAAAGGCGGTTAGTTGAAAAAAGGCGGTCTGTAGAATGGTGGTGTTTACTTTGGTGGTAAGTCGGACAACGACAATTGTTCTCTGCGGAATGGTAATGCGAACAATGCCCCTGAAACTGCGAACACGAACATCGGTGGCAGCTAACGTGCTAAAAAAAATTACTGCTATACAGAAGCCTCGTCAGGAAGATGGAAAATGTCAAGACAACCCATTGTTTGAGAATGGGAACTTATTAGTACATTTACAGTTGTAGGTATATGGAAAGTTAGTTATCTTTGGCTCAACGGACAAAGAAAAGCACGTAAGATGAAAAGATTGAATAATATTTTTGAAACGATAGGCAGTATGGATAATATTATCTCTGCTGCTGAAAAGGCAAAGAAAGGAAAGAGGAATCACAGGGGTGTGAGGGATTATGAGAAACATAAGGATGAATATCATCAGAATGTTTATCAGATGCTCAAAGACAAATCATACCATGTAAGCAAGTATGAGGTGATAGAGAAAGTGACTGATGCAGGAAAGGTAAGGGAGATACACAAACTCCCGTTTTACCCGGACAGGATTATCCAGCACAGCCTTTTGGTACCCATGATGGACAGATGGACAAAAAGCCTTACACTTGATTCATATAACTGTCTGCCCAAAAGGGGTATTACAAGTAAGGTTAAAAAGCATTCCCTTGTGAGAAAGATGAAACGGACATTGCTTGAAATGGACAAAAACGGAAAAATATACGTTTTGAAAATGGATATTAAGAAGTTTTATCCGTCCGTAAGACACAGCGTTTACAAGAAGGCATATAGCAAAGACTTGAAAGACAGGGATGCGTTATGGCTTATGAATACGCTTAATTACAGCAACAAAGGTCTGGCTATTGGCAATCCTGACGCTCAGATAGGAAGCCATTTGGTATTAAGGTCTTTGGATCATGTTATAAAGGAGCAGTTCAAAGTAAAGCATTATTTCAGATTTGCCGATGATATGGTGATATTATCCCACGACAAGAAACAGTTGCATGAATGGCTGTGGAGGATAAGAAATTACCTGTGGTATGAAAAGAAACTAGAGATGAAGAAAAATTACAGGATATTCCCCGTTTCAGAAGGAATAGATTTCGGTGGATTCGTCTTTACTCCCGGTCATACCAAAATAAGAAAGAGAATAAAGAAAAACTTTGCGTCAAAACGTAATAACCCAAAATCAATTACGAGTTATATGGGTATGTTGATGCACTGTGATTCTAAAAACTTAATTAATAAAGTTTTAGTTAATAATAATAGCCACATGACAAAGATTAGTGGCTTAAATATAAGAGTGTCAAGAAAGTTTGACGGAAAGGATATAAAGATAGACAAACTTGTCGATGAGCATATAGACATTCTTGATTTTGATGTAAGACCATCTACAAAGAAGGACAATAGTACATGGGTAAGAATGCAGATACTGTTCAAAGGAGAAAAATGCTTTGTGAAAGGCGGATACGAAACATTAGGAGCATTCCTTTCCCAAGTAGACAAAAGCCTTTTACCATTGGAAGATGTTGTCATAAAATTCAATAGGGGTTATTATTTTGATGGAACATTAGATATTTAAACTATGGAAAGAGGTTTGATTTTTGACGAGAAGCCTGCCTTTATCTTTGATTTAGGCACTGGATATAGCAATGTTCATTTAAACATTGAACAAGTTGACGAACCCGAAACGGACGATATGGGAAATATTGTACAGGAAAAGTTCGTCAAAAAGTGGAAAGCCGATGTACAGCGTGTAAAGAACCCTGTATCATACGACAAAACGGTAGATGCCGCCATAAAGGATGAATTTCCCAACGGTGAGGAAGAAGCGGCTCTCAGAAAAGGTATTTTAAACAAACTTGACCCGGATTATGTAAAGCTGAACGAGTTTGCCGAAAGTGTGAAACAATCTTACTTGAAAGGATATGGAAAACAATGATAAACAACAGATAGGTGGGTATTTCTCCACCAAAAACGCTTCAAAGGATGAAGCGTTAAAAGGTATCGTAGCTGCAAGAATATCAGCATCGGAAGATGTAACCGACAAGGAATACACAGCATTGTCAAACCTTATAAGAGTAGCGACATCGGATGGATGCCGTATCTCATTGGTACAGGAAACGAAAAGCAGATCAAGCAGAATATCACCAACAGGAATGCTTCTCCCGGCAGGAACGGTGGAATATTTTTCAGTCACACCAGGAAGCAAGGTGAGTGTTACGGGAACAGCAAACATATCATCTATCGAGTAAGTCATGGGCATGAATTATAACACTATATTAGCATCCTTACTTGACGGAATATCTCTAGCATTGAAAAGCGGAAACTCGAATGTTGATGCGGAACAGTTCAACTTCCTTACTGACGCAATAAACAAATCAACTATCATACCGTCTTATTTTGATAGAGAAAATGCCATAAAGTATCTTGATGTGAGTGACACCGAGTTTGCAAGGCTTACATACAAAGGCACTAAGTTTCATCCCGTACAACCGTTATTATCTCCCGTGAGAGTACAAGGAATGACAAAACCCGTTTATTTGAAAGAAACATTGGATGCTCTTAAAAACAACGGGCTTATACGTCCAAAGAAGTCAAGGGGCAAATACAAGACTAAAAGCTAGACAACCTCATACGCATACATTGTAACACAATCATCTTTATTCTCCATATTAACCGCTTGGAAAATGTTTTCTTCATTATCCAAAGCGGTTATTTTATATGTTCCGTTCGTCAGATCAACAGTGTCACCTAATTTTATATAAGCATACTTGTTTCCACTAGGTATTAAATACGTAATCTTTATTGGATTATTATTCCATTTTTTTAATTCTTTCATCTTCAATTCCTCTATTTTAAAATTATTGCGCTAATATACGAATAGGAAAAACAACACACAAGCAAATAACTTATTTTAACAAGTTTAAACTATCTGAAACACAATAGGTTATACTGCGAAATTTTTATTTTTGTTTAGGCAATCCATGTTGAAAATTTACACTCGTAAAGATGAGTGCACAGTCTTTACGGGAGTTATAATACACACACATTAAATTACAATATTATGGGTTCAGACAAAATTTTTATGTTCGACAATCCTGCCGCTGGAGAAAGCGCAGGTATTATGTCAATGATTCCTGCACTGTTGCAGAATAAAGGATTAGACCCCAATCTTGTAGCTGCCTTGATGAATGGAAACAAAAATCAAGACGCTTGGGGTGGTGCTGGTTGTTATTGGATCTGGATTATCCTGCTCTTCTTCCTGTGGGGTGGTAACGGATTCGGTAACGGGTTTGGCAATGGAGCAAACGGAATCCCTGCTCAATTGAACAATGAAGCAGGACGTGAATTGTTGATGAACGCTATTCAAGGAAACGGAACAGCTATCAATCAGTTGGCTAGTTCTTTGAACTGCTCTACTCAACAGTTGCAGAATGCTATCTGCCAAATTCAAGGACAGATTCAGCAAGTTGGTAACCAGGTAGGTCTTTCCTCTCAACAGATCATCAACTCAATTCAGTCCAATAGTGCAGCTATCGGTTCTCAGCTTGCTTCTTGCTGCTGCGATATCCGTACAGCTATTGAACGTCAGGGATGTGATAGCCGTTTGGCTACTGTAGAACAGACTAATACTTTGACTAGCAATGCAAACACTCAGTTCAACATTCTTGGCGCAAAGATAGACGCTCAAACAGCTATCATCAATGACAAGTTCTGTCAGCTTGAAATGCGTGAAATGCAAAACAAGATAGATGCACTTAGACAGGAAAACAGCAATTTGGCTCTGGCTGCTTCTCAACAGGCTCAGACTGCAAATATAGTTGGACAACTTAAGGCTCCGTGCCCGGTTCCAGCATATTTTGTGCCTAACCCAAATTGTTGCTATGGAGGTTATCCGTTCATGGCTGGTTTTGGTGCAGGTTACGCTGCTGGTGACAACTGTGGTTGCAATTGCTAAAGTGTAGTTAAGAGTTCTTTGACTTGTATATAAATTACAGGTCAGAAACTCTTATCCCGATGCCAAATAATGAATGGCATTTACAACCAATTAAACACTATTTAACAAAATTAGTATCACCCTTGGTAGAAGGGGTTGGGGGCGTGGAGTGGTCGGCAGTAGTCGGGGCGGTGAAGCGTCAATATGTACGTGTATAATTAATCGTATATAATTACCTAGTAAAATTCTAAAGAAAGGGAAAAGTTATGAGTTATTTTTTTAATCCTTATATGATGGGATATAATGCCAACCGTTTTAGAGGGGTACATAGACTTGACTTTGGAGGGATACCGTTTGTTCGGACATCTTCTGTAACAACAGACACGACAAATTCAGAGGTTATCTATGGTATTAGCCCGTGCCTGTTCAGGCGATTGCCAAATCAAGGTATTTTGCTCTTGAGTGTAAATCATGTTCCTGCTGCCGGATCTGACGGGTATCTTGTTTCTGTGGCTACCACACTGACAAATACCACATCAACATCCACAAGCAAGGTTCCTTTGGTAAACGGTTCGGGAGATCAGATTCCGTCTAGTGAAATTTCACAAGGCAATAAATACTTTGTCTATTACGACAAATGTAATGGGATATTTCAAGTAGTTAATCATATCGTTGCACCTGCTACTGCCGCACAGGCTAGAAGCACTGTAAAATGATATTAAAAAGTTAGAATAAGTATGTTTCAATCAATACGACAAGGACAGCAGTTTTTCATATTGCATAAAGGGGAAAACCCAAGATGTGATGTGGGCACTGTGGTAAGTGTTTCAAATCCTGTTCCTAAATATCAGAACGGATATACAGCATATCCTCTTCCGCAAAATGAAATGGTTGTGGATGTGAAAGTTAAGGTTGGAGATGATACTCTTGATTTTCAAAAGTTGCCAGCCAATCTTAGTATAGCAGACTTTTCCCAAGTAGGCGGAAATGTGGTTGTATCGGAAAGCAAGGATGCCATCAATGCAGAGATAGAAGCAATGAAAATAAGTAGTGTAAGGGTTGTGGAATCTGTGGAATACCATCAGAAAGTAATCAAAAGCTGCGATGAGATGCTTACAGCGTTGAATCCTGCATTTGCCGAAAAGGCACAGCAGGACAAGGAGATGAAGGAACTTAAAGGTGAATTGTCACAGATAAAGGATATACTTGCACAACTTGCTGCTTCTGGTATCAAATTGCCTGACGTGCAACATACAAACAATAATAATAACAACAACAATAAAAAATAAATACTATGGGTTGGAAAGTATATGGAATGGGCCGTAGCTTTGAAGGTGAAGATATGGACCGGGAATTAGAAAAAGCGTATAAAGAAGGTTATCGTGACGCTATGGAAGAAATGGAAGATCGCTATGGTGAACGTGGCGGACGTGGCGGACGAAGTGGAGGCGGTTATGGCGAAAGAATGTGGGATGATGATGATGAGTACGGAGAAAGACGCGGAGTCAAAGGTACTGGTCCTTACGCCAGACGTAGACGCTAATTAAATTGGTTTAAGCCCGTAGTGGTTTGCTACGGGCTATCTTTTTAAAAACAAAAGCTATGGAAAGAACGAGATTAGATGTATATGAGAAACTTCCTTCGGGAATGGAAAAATATCTTGCGGAACACGGATGGAACTTCTCTAAGAAATTATGTGAATATGCCGTTTCCAAAATGAAAGACAGGAACGGAAACAAAATACACCCGTATGACAAGGATCAAGTGGAAACATTAATGAAGCAATTCAATGTTGAGTTGAAGAATGATGTGGAATACAACAAGGTTTATGTATTGAATATGGTACGTGCCGACTATATGGGTTCATCCATAGTCAATGAGCAATATGCCTGTATGTTTGTAAAAGACTATCTTGACGATGTTGACGGAAGCCCTACCCGTGCTCTTGACGAGTATTACGCAAAGTGTATAGCCTGTGGAACACCTTTCTCTTGGGAGGATTATATCTGATTGCTATGGTACGCCAAAGACTATACATTGAGGAATATGATTGGACGGTTGATGTATTCTATTCTGTGGATAAATACTCTTATTTAAGAGCGATATACAGACTGGAATATATTGGCTGTCCTTTTCATTTGCTGAACAGGATAACGGATAAGATAAAGACTGAAAAATACAATTATGGTGTCACATATTCAAACGACAAGTGTACTGTAATTATTATCAGTCACAGTACGTCTGATGAAGAATTTATGAATACACTGGAGCATGAAAAACAACACATGATTGGTCATATAATTGACTATTACGGCATAAAGCCTTCATCAGAAGAAGCCGGATATCTTGCAGGATATGTAGGTGCTTTATTTACAAAGCCTATAAAAGACGAAATTTGCGATTGTTGTAAGAAAAAACTAAAATAAATCATTATGAAAAAGATTTTTATGGCTATGATTAGCGGAAAAAGCAAAGAAGAAGTATATGATATGCTTAACGATTCGGAAAAGGAAATCCTGTTCGGTATTGCTCAAAGCATGGGAATGACACGGGTGGAAAGAAGAAAAATGAAAAGAAAATACGAAAAGAGAAGATAGGCTAACTGCCTATCCTCTCTCTTATTAGTTGAAACTTTGGTATAATTCAAGATTGTTGAAAACATAACACTCCTTATCCTTGATTTGAGGATACATGTATGATGGAATATGTGCTATCTTACGGGCATTTCCCCAGTATGATGTCCAGTCTTTTACGTTAAACAGAAGTTGCGGGGTGTCATAGAACAGGTTCAGTTCTCCTGCCTTTTGTACATCTTCATCCCATTTGCCTTCGTCACGGGCAATATATAGTTTTAAATTGTTCATATCTATATCAGTTTTACGCCTATTCATAAGGGTTTGTTTTACAGTAATTTTTATTCTCTGACATATTCAGTAGCTTATTTAAAGACTCATCTGAAAGAAGATGTTTGTTGCTAGAGTTTCCAAGCATTAAACGAGGTTCAATATTTCCATCTCTCATAAATTTCTGTATCTCGTATATATGAAAAAGTAAACCTTCACAATCTACTGCATAGTATTCAATGCCATCGTCATTACTAGCCGATACTTCGTAACCAATCCATCCACCATCTCCAATATAAGTACTTATCTCAATATTACGGCAAAAACCGTAACTGATAAGTAATAGCCTTAATACATCTTTTCCACTCATATTCATTCCTAATCTGATTTACGCTAATTCAATTATAGCCTTCTTTAAATTAACAAATAAAGGTATTGCTGACATGCCCCCATTGCAATCCAACTGTCTTAAAGAGGGTACAACCTCTCCGTTATCATCAATATCATAATCTGCAATATAGGCTAACTTCTTCGCTTCGGGAACTAATATCCTTTCATTGTTCCTTTTATGAGCCATGACCGTTATACAGACTTTGCTTCCAATAGGGAATACTTGGTTGGATTCAATGTATTCCTTTTCCAACTGTTCCTTTTCTCCATTCAATTTTTTTATCTTTAAATCAATGGCGTATCTTTTGCTTAAAAATTCTTCCTTATTCATCTTTTTTGCCATTCTAATTGATCCTAACATACTTACCTGCTATATCACAGTTTCTTAATATTTCCGCGTTGTTTTCACCAAAAGCGATGAGAATACTGCCACAGCCAGGAGAATCCCCACGAGTTCCGTCTGGACGGAAGAATCTGATTCGGTTACGCAAGAACTTCATTGCCGTTGCCTTTTCGAATATCACATCCTGAAACATCTTTGAATCACAGCGATTGAAAAGTAAAGCAATACCGTTTCCATGTTCTGCCATCCGTTTAACGAAGCATTCTATAAGAGGACGGGAATAAGGTGGGTTCAACCAAACACGTCCTTTCCATTCCTGTTTTAACCCATCGTCATTTTTATTGTACATGACATTTGCCGTTTTATAGGGGGGGGCTAATGGGGCACATGGGTCTAAATCAAATTCACCTAATGCGTCTATAATTTCTTTCGGTGTGTACCATTCATCGGTACTATTAGACGATCTTTCAAAAGTTGTATTCATTTCTTTTATGTTTTGAGTGTTATTTATTTCTCTTTTAACGAAACATTTCTATTACCACTTTATTTTCCGAGTTTCCATCATCAGGATGTACATCAGTAAAATCAATGACAGAAAAATCATATAGATCAGGAATGTATTCAGTTTGATAATCTCCTGTATTCATTACGATATTTATTTCAGCATCCTTATTGACAACTAACATTAGTTCGTCAATCATGTCTTGGACAGTAATTATTCTTTTCATTTTTATATCAATTTTAATGTTTCCTGTAAACCTGCTTCAAGTGTTTCTTCGTAGGTATCCCATTTTCCTCCGTCATTTGTTCCTTCATAAACAGAACTAGTTATATGAGTTCCATTGTCAGCTTTAGATATTTCGTATCCATAGCCACAAGCACAGTTATATACACATATATGAATATTTTTGGTTTCACGTAACCACTTCTGGGCAACGGATTGAGTAGGGCAAGAATAAAATAATTTAGGTAAATCCTTACTAGTTCTAAATATGGTTTCCATCATTATACCCTTATGATTAATAATATCTTTGCAATACTCATTAAATCCTTTCTCTTTCAGCATCTTTGCTGTTTCTAATGTTACAAGTTCTTCGGTCATAATTTTATTCTCCTTTCAATTTCTTTATTAGCGCATCAGCGAAACCAAGGCTCCATTCTACTGTCATATTTAAACTAGCATTCATTACCTGTTCATGTGAATTGCTGCAAAATCCTTGCATGGCAGCTTTCGCTAGTTCATATCGCCTCTGTTCCCAGTCAATAGCTGAAAAATCAAGTTCGCATTCTCTGTAAACCATGTTATCACATACATATAAATAATCTCTGCTATGTTGAGAGTTGATGTTTAATTGGGGAGTTACATCTACCAAAACTCCTGTTGATTTTACTCTTGCTTTCATTGTTCCTCCTTTGTTTTAAAATGTTCAATCAGTTCGTTTACGGTGGCCTTGTGATAACGTCCTAAAATAATGGTTGCATTATCCCAATTTTCATCCCAAAAGAACATAATGCCTTTGAGTTCTGTGAAATAATGATCATTACCAATAGAATCGCCATAAGAAACGCTAAGAATGGAATCTGCTATAAACCACTGCATGTAGTTACTATCATCCCTCAATGCAGCGATAGCCAGGAATAGTTCTTCATTCGTTCCGCAATCAACACTTCCATATTTTTTCAAAGGATGCCCATTTCTTATCACATGATTCTTTTGGGATAGTAAAAAGAATATTCCATTATGACACATAATAAAATCATACTTATTATCATCATCTGCATAATATTTAGGCTTACCATGTGAATACCCCAATTCTTCCAGCCCTCTCCGAAGTTCCTGTGTATTTTTGCGTATAAAACACGGTGTTGTAAATCCCATAATTATTCCTCCTTATCTATCTTAATATCCGTTACTTTCCCACGACTGACAAAGCACTGGTCCATGTTTGGGTTTTCATAAGCTATATCGCAAATGATTTCTGAACTATCATCACACTCATTTTGTAATGAGCACTCATCACATATTCCAACGCACAATTCATGCAACACTCCGTCTATTATTATTCCGTTATTTACTTTCATAATCAAATACAATTTCTCATATACGTTTTCCTATCAATCATACCGTTTTCTGATTCTTCTACCAAGTCAAAGAATGTATTAGCATAACAAACATGCTCGTCTATCATTATACATATCCCATCAGACGGATAATATTCACATGAAACATTATCATCCCAATCTATATGTTTTTGTGCTTCTTTGGCTATATCATCACAAGCAATCATATACTCTATGTATTTATTATATGCTTTTCTTATTTTGTCAAATATATTTCCTTTCATGGTTTTCATCTATACACCCATCATCTTTTATCCATTAATTGCTTCATTTAACTTTTCCTCAAACTCCGCAATGATACAATCTGCATCACCGCCATGTACCCAATTGTCCAATACAGACGAAAGAACTTCAACTGCCTTTCTAGATGTTTCGTCAACTGCCATATTGATCGCTTGATTCACTTCCTCTAACGTAAACATACTCATAATTATTCCTCCTTCTTTTTAAGGCTTATATCAATTGACAACCTATCGACAATTTCCTCCTTAATTATCTCCCTACACAAATTTCTTATCATTAAGAAATCACCGTTTTTCTTTATCTCGTCAGAAACCATACAACGAATCCACCTCTCTATATTAACATCGTCCCCATAGGTGTTATGGAAGATACGTTTAACTTCCTCTTTCACGATTGGAACTATTATATCCTTTATATCCTCTTTAGTCAACTTTAGTTCGTTATGGATATAGTTCTTTACTTCTCTGTATCTATATTTGCTCATAATCAATTCCTCATTTTAAAACATTCAACAACTCTTTAGCTCTCTTATAGGTGTCAAAGCCCTTTACATTCACCCATTCGTATGAAATACGTTTGTCTTTTCTGACTTGTACCCAATATATTATTATGGGAATACAACCGTTGTACCCTTCTCCTCGTATGATTCTGTACCTTTCCATATTAGTCCCCTTTCTCTTTAATTCGTTCAAGTACATCCCTGTTAGCTTCGAGTATATCATCGAAAGACGGGATGGGCATCCAATAGATGGGTTTACTATTATGGCATACCCACTTCCCGTTCATTACAAAAGCTACTTCGTAATAATATCTGCCCTCGTAATTAGTCCCAACCAAAACACTTTCTAACTCTTCTGGCAACCGTTCCTTAACGCTTATCCAAGGCGATTGCTTGGACTGCCATTCGGCACCTTGTCTGAATGCCTCTTTAACTAATCTCATTTCTAAGCTATCATCGTAATGGCATTCATAACAATCTTCTGCCGCTTCACGTGCCACTTCTTCTACTGTCTGTTTCATATATCTCCTTTCCACCTATCCTAGCAGCATATACATTACTACTAGGAATAGGTAATAAATTGTTGTTTTACTCATTGCTCATTTGTTTTGAACCATTTTCCTGATGTCAGGTAAATGGTAATTATTACCAATTAAATTCTAATTGTATTATCATCAAGCTATTAATCAACCTCTATAATCTGATATCTCCCTTTTTTGATGTAAATCTTATGGTTGTAATAATCCTTGATTACTGCATATCCAGACTGGGGCCTAATATTACCTGTTAAATCTTCAACATAAGAATTTTCGTAGGCTTCCACTGTTGCGCTGCCGTAGGCTTCCACTGTTGCGCTGCCGTAGGCTTTCACTGTTGCGCTGTCGTAGGCTTCCACTGTTGCGCTGCCGCAGGCAAAAGATGTTGTTGTTACCTCATGGTATTTTTGTGTATAGATACCAGCTTCCGCTAGATCTTCTTCATCAAAATTGTCTTCTAAATATTCTGCATCTACTATTCTTGCTGTTCGTAACACCCAAGACTAGTTATCAGTAATAGCCTTAAGTATATCAGCCTTGCATTGACTCCTTAATCCCATCGCATAACCTATTTGACAGGCACCTGCTTTCTTGGCGCGCAGTAATAGTTCTTCCTTTATTTCTTCAAATGTTTTCTGTTCCATGATATTGTTTATTTTTCGTTATTTTGATATTTTGATAATTCCACGCCTCACGCATTCTTCGAGTAAATTCATATCCTCCTTTTTTATAAGAGCACCTGTATTACGATTCACGCTCACATAAGGCTCAAACCCAAGTCGTTTTGAATTAATTCCGTTTTATCTTTATGATATCAATCTTTCCTCAACACACCAACATAACATTTCATAAGATGCGTCTATTAATGAGTAGGATAAAAATTCTTGATAATAATCAAATTCGTCAGACATGGAATAACATATATGCCAACAATTGTCATTAAAATACATTGTAATCCAATAAGTATCCGTTCCTATTTTTATCTCTTTTGGCAACAATTCCAAAATGTCAAGCAAAGTAAATGCAGGGATACAATGTTCTTTTCTGAACGGTTCCTTGAAAGTTTTCCACTCTCGTAAAGATAATTGTGGTTGTTTTCCTTCTTCATAAGGATATAACATCCAAGTAATTGATGCATTACCTGTATTAACTCCAAGTTCTTGCAGGTGTTTCATTTTGTCAATAGACAGCACATTCTCCAAAATTTCCATCCGTTAAAATATTTTTAGTTTTATTTGATACGCTTGCAGTAATATATCTGTTAGTCGTTCTTATATCAGAATGACCAGCCATAGATTTTAGTTCTGCTTCTGGTATTCCCATATTAGCCCATCTTGTAATAGCTGTTCTACGTCCTGTATGTGTCTTGATGAACTGATATTTCGGCCCTTTCATAAGTACATTAGCCCGTCTTACAAATACCTGCTTGTTTATACCTGCTCTACACCCAAGGGTTGGTAGAACTTCGTTCATTGTTGTCTTTAACGAAGATTCTATATTGTATTTATCGAACGATCTAACCTCTTTTATCATTTCTATAATCTTGGAAGGTACAGGAACCTCAACGTTCTTACCTGTCTTTTTTGATATATACGAAATAACATTTCCCTCCATCATAGAATCTTTCAATCTGAAAATATCGGAATATCTCATGGCAGTATAGCATTGTATCAGAAACAATTTCTTTACAATTTTTTCCGTAACGTCAAATGGCTCAACATTCCAGAATAGTTCTATTTCTTCCTCCGTAAGAGATATATTTGAAGGAGATTTTACGTCTAGAGAGATAATATAATCATTGATATATTTACTCATCTCTTTTGATTCGGACAATATTCTTTTAAGCATTAAAAGATATGCCTTTTGAGATGATTCACTTATCTTTCTCTTTGACTTTATAACATTGATCATATCATCTATCATATCACGATTTACAGGCTTTTCAATAGATGGAACTTCCTTGAATGTAGGGATGGTATCATTAAAATCATACTCGTCATAAAGCTGATTGGTAAGATATGGCATTATATGTTTTGATAATGCTTCAAATCTTACCTTTCCGCTTCTTGTCTTTGTATTATTCAACTTTTCTATCAATACGCCTACGGTCATAATTGAAGGGCTATATTCGTTCTGAATTGTTTCAAGCCTGTTTCTTAAATCCTCAATCAGACTGTTCTGTGATTCTATAGTCTTGTTTAACCTATCTATTGTTTCAGCGAGAATCTGAATTGTTCTTTCTTTATCTTCCATGTCTTATATATTTTTATTGCAAAAATAATAAAACTGTATATTCGATAGGTTAAACAATAGTTAGCAACTCTTAAAAATGTTTACTACGCCCATTAATTTATAATCTCCCTCTTCGTTAATGATACATATAGGAGCATTATTATCAGGATTGGTATATGCCAATGTAACATAATCCCCAGGAAATACTTTCAATGCGTTAATCATCTTTTCAATGTTCAGATTGCAATCCAAACGCCCTTGACAATATCCTTCAATTCCGACATTTTCCGATATTTTATATCCTGCATCATTTGTGTATGTTATATCCATTTTATTATCTTCCTCCCTGCAAACAAAATGTGATATATTATACACATCTGACATTACCTTTATTCTTGAAAGGGAATCTATCAAGTCGTTAGTTCTTGCTTTTATAAAGTAATTAAAGTTTGATTTTATATTATTTACCAATGGCAAGTAGTTTACAAACTTAACCTCCATCAGAGTACAATTAAAGACAGACCCGAAATCCCCATAAGATATAGACATCACCCTTTCATCATCAGATACAGAAACGGTTACATTTTCTTCTGACAACATTTCAAGAAAGGATAACGCTTCCTTTACTGATGTAGGCATTACATTTATGCACAAATCCTTGGATATGTCTTGCTGACATTCTACAACATCTCTGACAAATACAATCTTATCGGACGAACATATATCAATGCAATTATTGGAACAAATAAAATTTATTCCAACCCCACTAAGACTATTAACAACGTCACTGGTATCATTAAATCCTATATTTCTTTTTAATGCTCTATATAGATCATTCCTGTTCACATTAACCCTTACTCCAGTTCCACGCTTCCCTATCTTTATATCAGGATAAGATTCTACATCTTCCGCAAAGAAAGATGCTTCACTTCCATTGTAAGAAAATATAACTTCTTCATCATATATCTTTACAGAAACAATGGAATCCCTTACTGTTTTGAGTAACTTTACAAGTCTTATCCCATCTACTGCAAACTCCTGCCCGTCATTGCAATCTGAATCAATAACGGGAATAATCAAACGCATCTCATTGAGGTTGTTGTATGAAGTAACCTCTATCGCATTCTCTGATGCTATATATTTAAAACGAAAACATTTAAGTATCGTCAAACCTGTATCGGAAAGACAGGCTTTGGCTGAGTTTAACGTTGAAAATAAAACCTTTCTATCAAAAATTATCTTATTCATGCCAATATTTTTATTATTTTTTCAAAACTTACTTTTGTAGTGCTGTTACGTAAACAGTAATCCTTAACCTGCAATGTATTCGACATTATAGGCTGACCACGCTCAATAGCGTCAAGTATATTCCACAACATTTCCTTAGACCATACGAAATATCCTCTAAAGAAATATGTAGCCATCACATCAGCCTGTTCTATTATATGATTACGGTCATGGTTACTGTCAGGCATTTTAAGTTCTATGCCATATATCTTACCGTCATGTATATAAGCAAGGTCCGGCATACTTTTCTTTGCTCCTAGAGCACGAAATTCAGCCGACTTGTTACCACTTACAGCAGGATGGAGAAGTTCGGAAAAGAACGCTACAAGCAATCCCCTGCATCCTTTACCTTCCTTCTCGTTCCTATAACTAACTACTATATCTTTCTGCATTTTCTTTTCTTCCGCAGACCGTTTTTCCTCAGCCATAATAAAAAAAATTGTATTTGGCAAAGGTATCACGAAATGGGATATATGAGAAAAATAAAAGGTTAAAGTTTGTTATCAACCATCTCAAATCCTTCACACATGTCATGTCCGCTGTTTCTTATCTTCATGGCAACGTGTTTTTCAAACCAAGGAATATAACATACGTATCCAACAAACAAACCATCTACAATAACCGTGTATCTATGCTTGCAGCGACAGCAGCAATACTCTCCGTTTCTGCAAGGCTTTGTGTTGCTATTTTGCAAGATCATCCAAAGAAATGTTTTCTGACAAGAAATCGTCCGTGCATTGTTTTACCACATCATCGAACCGCAAATCGCAATACTCGTCAATCCAGTCACCGATGAAGTATAGTTTGTTGCTTCCTGCAATAACACCAAACAGAATAGGGTCTTTTCTTTTTTCCACCTCCTCTTTTTTCTTGTCAGACGGTAAATCTGTTCCGTTATTATCAAAGTCATAGTGAAGAATAACATAGTTGTCGAATATTTCATATTTGTCTATATCCGTCTTTTTCCTAATTATGTCAAATGGTATGATTCTAGTATAGTCAGAAATATAATCAAGGCATAGATTTTTCGGACATCCTTTTGCAAACTTCATAAGATTTTCCTCTGATATAGCCTTGTATAATCCTTTGCTGAACAATATGCTTTCGTATTTGCATATCACCATGTTTCGGAACAGTTTTTCTTTCAAGGCATATTGACCTGATCTTTCAGCATAACCTAGCATCAGTATATAATCTTTTATCCTATCCCTGTATTGCTTCATTTCGTTTTCTGCCTGTATCTTCACCTCAGAAAAGAAATGTATTACGTCAAACTTGGATCTTCTGTATTCGTCTATATAATCCTTAATCTTTTTAAACCATGAGTTTTCCTTATGTTTTCTATCAAGAAGGAAGGGTCTTACTTGCTTGTGCTCCTGGTTTGTTTTTACAGAATCAAGCATTGTCGGTGAAACGGTAAGATTAAATTCCGCCACTCCTTCCTTATCATTGCTTTCCATGTACTGTTTAAGAAAATCATAAGACATTACACTTGGATTAGGATCTTTCTGCTCTATAATGGAGTATTTAGGCAGATTAAAGTCAAGCCTTATCGTTTCGTGAAACAAGGCAATTTTACCATCGTTATTAAGTAAATTTTTTCCCATGATTAAATGTTTAAATATTGTTTTATTTCTTTTTCTAACTTGTCCAATGTACTGTTTACCAATCCATCCCGCTCTTTCCCGTATAGAGGTATATCTCTTTTTATTGTAGAATGAAAACTAATTTGATTACCTAAAGGAAGATCAAAATATACGATAAAAGAAACTCTTTTATTTTTATCCTCTGAACGACCAAAAGGTAGTTGTATATTTTTGTATAATTCGATAAGTTTATCAATCAAATCTTCTTTCTTTGCATACATCTTTTCCGAGTAAGGAAACGGAGCACCTTTAGCCTTTATATTATAATCTTGTAATTCCAATGCAACACGATAAATTTTAGCTGTAAAATTTCCTTGTTTTATCTTTTTATTAAGCATTAATTTCACCTTTCTTGTACCTATGCCACACATATTTTCACGTTTCAATTTTAGCATGTCTGTCAATTTCCTGTTTTTCTCCAAGGCTTGTTTCTTTGCTTCCCTTTGTCTTTTACAATCTTCTATTACAGATACACAATCTTCTTTTATTCCGAAAACATCCATTTCGCCAAAACAAAATGTTTCGATATCTAATATTGTATTCTTTTCCATTCCAAGAAAGTCTACAAGCCTTTTATCTATGCCAAAAATATTCGTGTAATGTCTAAGATGTGACACACAAATAATATATTCAGGATTATGGGAACATTCAATCTCATCAAACACTTCCCAAGGATTAATGTTATTTTTCATAACGCAAAAGTAGATATATTTATTTCACAAAAATATTTTGCAAATGTAAATAATGTTATTTTTTGTTTCTCTGAATATACCCCCATATAAATTTGCTAGAATATCCGCATTCTTTCATGGCTTTACGAAAATCAGATTCCGTATTTCTGATATACAACTGCCGGATCGCCCAGTAAACATTATATCCTTTAAGTTCCGCATATTGGAAAAATTGCGTAGGTGTCATTTGATCGAACTTTAAATCTCCTACCAGTTCTTGCAGTTCCGCCATCCTTATTTCCTTTTCGGTAGGATATACATATCCGCAGAAAGGGCATTCCGAAGCGGTTATGGCAATATATTTACCACACTGTTTACATTCCTTTACTCCCTGTATCCCTTCACATTTCCCCTTGTTATGCCATAAAGCCCATTTACGTTCTTTCTCAAACTTGCCTAGCCGTGATATGTTACCACCGAAGTCTAGGAGAAATGCTTCTGTCTTATTTGGGTGAAGCCGTATAGCCCTGCCAGTTGCCTGGATATAAAACTGAACGGATTGTGTAGCACGGTTTAATATGCAAACCTCTATACTTGTTTCATCGTATCCCGTAGATAAGATACCACTGTTGCATATAACGGTGAATTTATCGTCATGGAAATCCTTGATAAGCTGTTCCCTGTTTCCTGTAAGATGCTTGTATCTTTCATATAATGCTAACTCATCCGGCTTATTCTTATCTATACCTGATATGAGGAATTTTGCGGGAATGCCAGCTTCATTAAATTCAGCGCACATCCTTATCGCATTTGCCTGTGTGGCATCAAAACAGATTGCTTTTTTCATCGGGCAGATACGCATATAGTTTTCAATCACCCCCTTGTACTGTACAGACTTGTTGAACACCGCACCCATCTGCCTGCTATCGAAATCACCTGTGCGATAATCGGTATTAACCTTAGACAAGTCGGGCGCATCAACCGTAAACGTTCTCAACTTGGTTATGTTTCCCCGGTCCATCATATCCTGTATCTGGGCGGTTTCTACAATCTCTTCATAGTTCATGCCAAGCTGCCTTTGGTTTCCACTTCTCATCGGGGTTCCTGTAAGACCTACTACATACTTATCATCAAGCAAACCAGATTCAAAGAGAAAGTCCGCATCAGAGGTGTGCCCTTCGTCTATTAGGCAGAGAGATACACTCTTAACCCATTCAACCCATTCGGGCTTTTCTAGCCTTCTACGGAGAGTTTGAGCCATTGCGGATACTACTAGACCTTTGGGTATGTTCCTGTGCTTAGGAGAGATATATTCAGCCTGTATGCCAACTCTTTCCAACGTTCCCCCTGTCTGTGTCATAAGTTCAGATCTGTGGGATACGATAAGCACCTTATTCCCCTTTTCTACAGCACCTTTAGCCATAAAACTCATTATGACCGTTTTGCCGTAACTTACACAGGCAGAGAATATGACGTGCTTATGATTAGTCAGGGCATTTCTCAGACGGGTTATCCCCACCTCCTGGTAATCCCTTAGCTTGATTTCGTTTGTACTCATCTTCTTGTATGATTCTTTCAAGTTCTTTTTTTAATGCAACCACAAAAGCCATGCACTCTTCTCCTTCAAACTGCTTGACAAACTGCCTGGCGGCATCTTCGTAATCAGGAACACATTCTTTTTTGAAGTATTCCTCATTGTCTTGAAGAACCATCCAATCCTCGAAGTGGTGGTTTGGTTTTTTCTTAAATATATGCAGCAAAATGGCAGTGTCACTATTTAGTTTGATTAGCTTCCTGTCGTAGTTTTCAAATTCGTCAACGTAATCCGTATTCATCTTCGTAAAACAATTTAAAGTTTCTCCATCTATGCCCGTTTTTCCCCTTACAAAAAGAACTGCATGAGCGTTGTGGCATACCTAATTTCCTCTCACAGTCACAACAGGCTTCAAAGCATAGAAATCTGTTCGTACCTTCCTCTATCGCAATGACAGCCCTTGTATTGTTTCTATGACCGAGATAAGAACCGTTTTCCTTTCGTTTATTTATGAGTTCCTTCATAAGAACTCTTTTCTTTTCACGTTCCTCATCCGACACTTCCCTTCCTTTCTTGAATCCATAATTATGACCTTTGACGAACCTTCCTTTTTCGTCACGGTAAGATATTGGATAATCTATCCATAATTCGCTAATTGCTGGCATTGAAATCTAACTTTAGTTTTACAATTTCATCACTCATTGCATGTACTCTTTTCAGCCATGCCATTTTCCATGCTTCTTTTCCTATACCATATATACGATATATATCATCTCCTGCATCATCAAATTTGATAGGAGTGCAGCTTATTGACTTACATTTCGTTCCGTCCATAAGTTCAACGTCACCTACACCCCCATTGAGCATGATAAAGTTGATATTGTTTTCTATGGCAAGATAGGGGATGATTATTTCATCCCCACGATTAGGTTTGTTGTGCTTGATTAATGTAGTCATTTACTTTACTTATTGGGTATTTTTTTGCATCACGTTCGTTGAATGAAAGATAAGCTAGAGCCATTTGTAACTTATCCTCCATCCTGTCTATATCATCTTTATAATCGCTTCTGTCAAGTTCCCAATACAAAAGCCTTGACGGATCGTTAACTGGGCGTAAATCAAACGGATCATCATCAGATTTACCGTCATATACGATATAATACATTTTATCCACATCGGGATGGGAAAGGAAATGCGACATTAGCTGCCAATAGTATTCCTCTATAGCCTGTTCCTTTGTGGCTTCTCTCAAATATTCAATCTTACTTTCAGAAGTAAAGCATTTCACTTCTGCTATATAAGATAATTTACCATTGACATCAAATCCATATCCATCGGGAGAATCTCCATATCCATCATAGATATTATCGACAAAAACAATTTCGTCAAAATCATCCGCACAGGACATTAGTCTAGAGAACGTGTTATGGTTAAAACACTCGATAGCGTCTTTTTCATGATCCTTTCCCCACTCCATATCAGAAGTGGATATATGTCGGCATGGTTTGTTTAACCTTCTCTCCCTTGCAACCTGATAAAGATAAGAGATAGCTGTATCTCCGAAAGGAACATCAACTGTCTTTCTCTTTACACCCTGTTTTTTTGCAACCTCTAGTTCGGAAGGTGTCATTTCCCTTCTCCCGGAAACCATAAGTTTTCCAATGGCGGAAGAGGTGATTTTACCACACCTCTTCATAAGCCATAGTTTTTCTTTTTCTTCTGCTTCCATTATTTCTTAGTCGCTTCGTTAAACAATTTCATAGCTTCAGCGTCCACATCATAGCTTGCCGTGATGTATCCAATGTCGCATTTTCCACTTTTCAACGCTTCCAATGCAGCCTTGAATTTATCAGAGTTGACTGTCATTTTCTCTTTCTGTGGTGGTGGTGGAACATCACGCCCTATACGTAATCCGTAAACCTTTCCTCCATCGCTTGGGTCACGTGTCAGTTCCTTGCACAATATGACACGAAAATCACGGATGGTTTCAGGATAATCAGTTTGTGCCAGCTTTGTAAGGCGTTTGCGGTTCGTACTGTTCAATAGCATAGGTTTAGGAACAAGGTCTGCTTCTTTAAAGTAAGCAATCCATGATGGTTTCTTACTACCTTGTACCTTTGCATTCTCATCCCATACGATATGGGATATTGTAGCAATAATAGACTGACCGTTAGGGAGTATTTCTACTCCCACATAATCAGATTGACTTCCAGTTCTCCAATGATGGAAAACCTGGTTTTGTTGTTCGTTTGACATATATATACAATTTAACTAGGTAAAACTACAGTTGAATTTCCCGTTTTGTCTACAATGACGCTCTTTCCGCCTATGACAGCTTCCGTCTTGTGTCCACTTGGGTATTCCGATAAGCAGGAATCATTTTCCGCTTCATACGGATATACATCCATGATGGCGGTTTCGGCTATGGATGAAATCACATAGTCTGCCATTGTGCCTTTCATTCCTTCGTCAAGTTTCTTTACAGCATCTCTCAAATCTGCTGCCTGAACAAGCATATAGCATGATGTCTTTTTCTCCGCTCCGCTTTTTTCGTCCAGAGTAATGAAGAACAGCTTACACTTAAACCAGCGGTCGGCTGCATCTTCCTCAGAGGGGAACAGTTCGCTGTAGTTGGATCGTTTAATGTCCGAAACAGTGAACTCGCCACTGATAAACGGTGTCATTTCCGATATAATACGTGCTTCCGCCTCAGTAAAGCTAAGCGCATCAACCAAGTATTGCTCACTTACTTTCTTAATCATCCCATTTTCTGCTACTTTTTCGTAGCGAATTTTACACTCAAAAAATGTTTTCATGTCTATTATTATTAACAAATTAACTTAATCAAAATTGAAATTATCCTCACCACTTGGTTCTTCGTCTGGCATATCATTACCGAAATCCATCGGAATGAACCAGTCTGAAATATAGTCTTGCATGATTTAATCCTCCTTTTGGCTACTTAGCCATTCTTTATAATCTTTCTCGTAATATTGGGGTATTATACCTTTCCTCATAAAGTCTATGTATTCTTGTACAGTACAATCATCCCAATCAACTCCGTTATCTGGTATATCTTCCGTTTCTGATGTACAAAGAGTGTATTCAAATGGATTATACCCACTGTTAAGCCCATATTCTTCAACTATCTTGATTACATTTTCATCAGTGGTTATTTGTTTGATTTCACTTTCAGCCACACACCCGGATATTTCAGAGTGCTTGCCAAGTACTTCACCGAAGTAAACACTGATTTTGTTATTCACTAAGTATTCGACATCTTCTGTGTCTGCAATAAATACTCCTTCAAGATTGCCCATTCTTCCGCAATCGAAGTCCATTTTAAATAATGCTTTCATAAATTTACTCCTGTTCTTGTTTGAAATATTCGTACTTTATCTCTCCATTTACGATCATGTCCATGATTTCTTCATCGGAAGATGTGGCTATCTTCATCATAAACTCATCTTTCTTCACCTTTTCAATATCTTCATTTTCAGTATTTCCCACCTTTTCCAACTTTTCCATCTTTTCTGCCTTTTCAGACATATAAGACACAGCATCTTTAGCTATTTTCAAGGCATAATCTGAATCGTATAAAGACATCATGGATTGAATGTATATTCCGTTAATCCTGTCAAATATTTCCTGTTGGGAAAGGCTTAGAAACTTTGCCGTATTCGCTCCCATCATCACCTTTATCTGCCAAGATGTTTTTATATTCACTACGTGAAGCCATCCCTCTTTGATAGGGCTTTTAACTATATAAAAGTCACCTACAATATATCCTTCGTCTATATCTTTCTTTTTCATAACTTGTATTTTTCCAAAGCAAGAATAATTTTATGATCTTCAAAGGCTGATTTTATTGTATCGTCAATCATTTTGTTGTGCGTTTTAGAATCTATGTCCAATTCTGAAACATTGTATCCATTGTCAATCTTGTTCTGAATACTGAAATAATAATTTCTTATTGTAAGAACGTTTTTATGTATTTCCTCTCGTGTCATTTTCGCGGCAAAAATTTATTTTTAACAAATGATAAAAGCATCACGGATATTTCATCGGCATATCTTGCAAAATCATCTTGATATTTCTCGTCAACATTGTTATCCATCCATAGGATTTGATTTTTTGCCATAGTACCTACCTTTTCAAGCGTTTCAAACATCTGTAGGCTAGAACCGGGGAGTGTTTTCTTTAGCATTTCATTCAACTCTATGGAAGAAGAATGGATAATATCAGCACAAAAAGCAATGGCGTTGACATACATCATCCAATCCATTTTCTCATCATCAGACATCTTCTTGATAATATCCATGCCCCTTACATATTTACCGTCAGGATAAGCCTTGATATATGCTTCCTGAAACTCCTTTATCTTGGCTGTTACACGAGAGCATTCAACCATACGGCCTTTCTTGATAAGATCGTTCTGCTGCTTGCGCAACTCCTTCATCTTTTCCTCTCTCTCACACTCCTGTATTAACAAATGTCTTTCCATCTTCAATTATCTTCTATTATTTTTATAAGTTCTTTAAACTGGTCCGCAATTATCTCTAGTTTTCCCTGTATCTTCTGATTCATATTCCCGTCCTTGTAGGAACTCTGAAATCCTTCATAACGTGAATCAATGCTGGAATAGCAGAATGAATCAGACGTGATGTTTACCATCGTATTGTCACCGTCTATGAACGGTTCAGGTATGTCTACTTTTATCATCATAGCAATCCGAAATAACTGTCTAGTTTATCAATCGTTTTATCTCCATCCATCAGGACGTACTCAATGACTTCTCGCCCTGAAAGTGTTATTCTCAACTTGTCCACAGGCTGGACATTGGCTATACCTTTAGAGTAATTGTTATAATGAACAATCTCCCATCCTTTTATGGATGATAGCATTCTCCGTTTGCCACACAAATTTATAGCTTTTGGAGTAAATTCCTTCTCTTTCTTATCCATAATCAATCGTTTTTAAACTTTTTAAACATCTCATCTCCCAATACTCCGCTAATGAACATGGTAAGTTCTATTTCCCATTCATCTGCCTTACCCTTCACGAACGGATAAGTAAGCTGATGCCATTCATGGTAATCAAATAACTTCATGCGAAGCGGATAATAATCAAACATTTTCTTGTTTCCATAAAACACACGGATATGATTTTTCTTAATCTCCGTGTAAGACAAACCATAGTAATCCAGTATCTGGTAGAATTTGTCCATAGGGGTAAAATTACATTTCATTTGATATATTCTTTTAGTTGTTTATGCAACGATTTCATGTATGCTATTATTGTATCCGCATTAGGGTCTGAAAAGTCTACATCCTTTATGTTTTTCAACTTTACCCCATACACTGAAACAATAGTAACTTCTATGACGTTATATTCTCTATATTCAAAGTACAACACATCTTTAATGCTAGATGTATTAATGATGGGAAAGTTATCAACTTTTATTAAAGATTTATATTTACCTAGCATTGTTGGCGTTATTGACGTTATATCGTTTTCTACAAAATCAAAAAACATATTCTCGTCATCTCCGCAATCTACTGTTTCAAGAAACATATAAATAACATTCCACTCTGATTTTACGTGAAAAGTATTATCTGACTTGTCTACAAAGATACCATCACCAAATCCCTCCAACGCTTTTTCGGAAGCGGTGTACCCTAACCGTTCAAGTCCGTTTCTTATGTCGTTTGAATCCTTTCTAATCAATACCTTCATGGCAAATATTATGTTTAATTATTATTGTCGATTGTTTAGGAAGGCTAACCTGTTCACTGTTTTCCTTGTTGGTCAAGATATATCTTTCCCCGGTATCACTAAACAGGAAATTATCTTTTACAAAGGGTATTTTCTTTCCGTCATACCCCACAATAAAGCAGTTTTGAAAAATTTCTAGTAGAATCATGGTCTTTTGTTTTTAGCGCATAAAGAAAAAATAGGTTTGACATGAAATGCGTTTCTTACAATCCAGTCGTAATCTACGTTTTTTGGATCTCTTTCAATACTCCAAAGTTTGCTAGCGTAATTCATATCGCTTTTCAATAATCTGATTTGTCGTTTCTGCCTGTATATTACAATATAAGGACAGAATACAATCATCATTATTTCTAAAAACTTTTTCATTATCTTATCGCTTAATGGTTACTAAAATCGGGGGAACGCTTTCCCCCTAAACTTTTATTAATATGCTTGCTTCTACACTCAAACATGATGCAAATATAGTCAATAAAATGACATACTATAAAATGTTTTAAAATATATATTATTTATTCACATTTATTAAAGTATTCCTTAAATACGTTTACATTGTATGTGTTTACCTGGCAATGGTTATCGTCAAAAATCTTTTTTATCTGATAACCTAGCTTACAAGATATTACTTTCATCTTCATCCGGCTAATCTTTTTCCAGTTGACACCGTTTTCCTTTGCCCATCTTTTGATACTGTACCATTCATTGGATTCGTCTAGTTGTGGCTTTAACGCTTTATTCCTTTCGTACTCATCAGCCCACGCCCTGGCAGCTTCGGCAGGATTGTTGAAGTTTGGTAATCTAACCTGTGCATAATAACTTCCTGTATTGGTAACTGATGGAACAATATTATCAAATATCCAACGTTCAAATCCATCAGCCATAGGAGGAAAAGGGCTTTTATAAATCAGTCTATACATACTTCTTTCATTAATAAACTCCATTATATCATCCCCTACTTCACGCATCATTACGGAGGATGGTTTACAGTGCTCTAAAAGAGCTTTTAATGGATTTGAATACTGTAAAGAAGATGCAGCGTCTAATCCACAGAACCAAATTTTACCATATCGAACAAACACACGAATTTTGCCAAAAAAAGGATGTTCGTAAACCATTATTTCGTCCGTTTTGTGTGCCGAAGCTGTTTTATCGGTAATATTGTTTTGTTGCATAAATAAAAATAATTAACTTTGTTAAACAATTAAAATTAGTAATATATGGCAAAGAAAGTGATTAGGGTGAATGTTAAATCCCCTAAGGTAACATCAAATAAAAAGGCATCTCCCATAAAGGTCAAGATAAACATGAAGAATACGGGAGGAACACAAGCTATGGGTAAAAAATAGATTATTAATTAATAAAAAGATAATTTATTTTCTTTCCATTTTTTAGCTTTCAACAAACCTATACGGACAGCTTCATTGTTATTCCATTTAAAAATGTCACACATAAGAGATATATATTCATGGATCTTATCTCTATACAACAGTTGTTCTTCTGTTGCGTGTTGCCAATCTGTTATTATACCACATTCCTCTTTTATCATAGTACACAATAAAGACATCGCTTTTGAGAACTGGCTTTTATTTGAACAATTATTATATAATGCACCAGTCATTTCTTTAAATGAATCACCGCTATCATTACGATATTCAAGAAGTTTGTCAAACAACCATTCATATACTTCAACTTTCAACTTTGGATTTATCGCCAAAGCCAAATCCAAGAATAAAAAAGGATGAACCCATGTATGATGTCCTCTACCCCTTCCGCTGATAATAGCAGTACCATATTTTTTTTCTAACTCTACAATAAACTCTCTTGTATTATTACTTTGCCTCCACTGGTAAAAATTAAATTCAGGAAACCCATTGCTAATCCTCCAAGCATTACCAGCTTTAACCAAATCAGTAGCAGACAATAATTCACTTTTGCTTTTTTGGGAAATTTCATGCCCAAAAAGAATCCTTTTCATTTCAACTTCTGTTTTCATAATAAAAGTGTTTTAAAATACAATGCAAATATATATACTATTAATTACAAAAGCAAATATAAAACACTTTTATTTAAAAGACATTTATTTATTATAAAAAAAACAATACTTTAGAACGGCAAAATGTATATTATTTCATAAAACGACATCCTTCACTAATAGTTTGATGTGTGTGCACTTTCCTATCTCCATACCTTTGATGTAAGTATAATGCAATAAAGAATCCAACAGTAACAAAACCAATTGATGTATAGTATATCGCATTAATCAAATGTGCATCCTCAAACACCACATTATTAAATACAATATCCAGTATTGCGTATATAAACATTTCAATGACAAATACTCTATGGTATATACAAAATAAAAATACCTTTGACAACACATAGAACAATATTGCATTAAACAGTTTGGCGTTAAAGAATATGGTAAGGTACTTGTCCGAAAACGGAGTGGCATACTGAATATACTCCAATGTGTCACCATCATAATATTCAATGATATCACCTGTTCCAACAGAGTGTATAACCTCACACTGATGGACAAGTATAGCAATACAGAACAATATAGGATAACATCTTATCACCCAAATAAGAAACGTCCTGTAGAAATTGTTCAAACTTTCCTCTAGCATTTTGTCTTTCATAAATTTACTCTCCTGGACAAATTTCTAATAATCTCTTCTTTCGTTCTCCCTTTCAACAGGTTAAGATCAATTGTTGCAGACCCTACCTTTACGCAACCATCAGATATGTATTGCTGCACACGTTCGTTCACAAGATAGTCCGCACCAAGCATATCCAATTTGGACAGTCCTTTCACATCATTTCTTCTGCTTAACACAAATCCACCTACCGTTCTCCATATACGCCTGTATTGGCTTATTCCGTCCTTTACAGGCATGATTATGTCGTTTTCAAACAATGGTATTCCGTTCATGTCAAACACGCCTGTAAACCATTCTACAACACAACCACTGCTATCTCTTACACGTCCATAAGCATCTATGGATACATCGTCAATAAGAAGTTCATATCGCCCCGTTACTCCATTAAATATACGGAGTAACGGGAAATCAATGTCATTTCTTCCCATTTCCCTTAATCGCTTCAATACATTCCTTTACTCCATCATCAAAACCATGCTTGTACCCCTTAGCGTATTCTCCAATGTTATACACCGCCATTGCAAATACAAACAGGATGATACCTAAAGCCTTATGCCAACCGGGGAACGAGATGGAAAACGGTTTGAATGTAATTGTTAGATCTCCAACCCATAATAGGGCGATAATACATATTATTGTAAATATAATTGTTTTCATAATCAACATATTTTTCCATTCAACTTAGGTCTTAGTTCATTGTATCTCATCTTCTGCTCAATATGCCATAGCAAATCTATGTCAAGATGTTTAGAAAATGCAAAGATTGAAAATATCATGTGATTTACAACCGTAGAAAAATCACTGCAATCTACAGGTGGTATGATAGATATGACATATATCGCTTCCGTGAAACTCAATTGGCTGTACATATGGACAATATCATCCATATATTCAGAGTTAATATCTTCACTAACAGTTTCAAGGGTTATTCCTCGAAGTCCTGCAAGATCAAGCAGGCATATAACCGCATTACTTAGTTTGTCTGGAAGTGTGTCTTTCACATGCTTTTCAAAGGAACACTTAAATCGCTTTTCTTCTTCCACTAATGCAGGATAGCGATTATAGTCCATTTCAAAACGTGATTTACAATTCTTTCCTAATCTTCCCTTTCTTTCCGCTTCCACAGCTTCCATAAGTTCGAGAATGATAAGACAAAGGAAGTGTTCATCACTCAATTCTTTATCGTGGAAACCATGCTCGCAAGCTGTCTTATAAGCACGATCCCGTAGTTCGTTCAAATTAATATTATTCATAAATTTACTCTCTATATGTTAATCAATCAGTTTAAATTCATAAACGAAAACATAAGGATTGGATTCCCATGTTCCCTTGCCTGATACTTTATCTATGAGGGCTGCAAAGGCTTCACGGGGTGTATCAAATCCATCGTCTTCGTTTCCCTCAAATTCATAAAATATAGATGGTGGATATTTATCATCACCCGAATCTTCATATATCCCTTCTTTCAAGCAATCTTCATCGGAAATGTCCTGTAAACGTTTAACCTTAATATCGGTAATTCGGATATGATGAGACATGAAGTCAGCGCAGACAAAGAGTTTATTACGCCAACCTTTGCTATACTTCCAACCACTAACTAACATATCAAGTGTTTCCAATCCTTGTTCATGGTAAACGGTTTCATAGCTTTGAGCAATGGCAACAACTTCACCAACCTTATATCTAGACAAATGAATTTTATCTTTACAATATGTAAATGGAACAATTCGTCTAGTTATTGTCTTACGACCGTCCAACACCGCTCGTGTTAATCCAAATTTATCATTGAAATATATCTTTTTCATTTTTATATCAATTTTAATGCCTCCTGTAAACCTGCTTCAAGTGCTTCCTCGTAGGTATTATAACGGATAATAGGCCTGTCAGACAATCCTATCAAGTCATGCCTCGGAATTGTCAGTATATCATACGTCCAATAGTTTTCATACATATAGGATATTTCGATATGCAGGTTCTTGGTTTCACGCAGCCACTTTTGTGCAACGGATTGAGTGGGACGACTATAACACAATTTTGGCAAATTCTTATTCGTTCGGAACACAGATTGCATTATCCGATTATCGTCTTCTTTAATAATATCTTTGCAATACTCATTAAATCCTTTCTCTTTCAGCAGCTTCGCTGTTTCTAATGTTACAAATTCTTCCTGTATCATACACTAAAATATTTTCGGTTCTTCTTTGTATGGAGATTTAACTTCGATAGTCGTGTTTACGGTAACTCTATCTTTGTAATATCCGCTTGCGCTAATCAAAAAAATTCCGTTTTCAAATCTAACATTCGTGATATCGCTATAGCATCCGTCTTTGACTATCATTACCTCTCTATTTATATCTTGCGCAGTAAGCAACAAATGCGCTAAATCCCGTATTGTCATTTTATTTATTTTTTAATCTTATTATGTCAAATCATTCATTATTATTCTCCTTTACACTCTTCACAATGCAATTTATAAGCATGGGCAAACATCTTTAACGTAACAGGATCAAAGTGAAAATCTGCCTGTTTCCCTTCTATGACAACTGAAACACATAATTGGCCGTCGCAAAAGTCAATATATGCCTCACCACCTCCATCCCCTCTAATAGAAAAGGTTTGTGTCTGTACACTATCCATTATCTACCTCCTTTAGTCTTTTAATTAGGGCATCAGCGCAATTAAGCGAATATTTAGCGACTGCTTCAGAATTAACACCATTATCGTTTGCTATAACAATTTTAATAATGTCTTTTGCCAATTCGTACCTACGTTGTTCCCAATCAATGTTTTCACTAAAGAAATTAAGTTCTGACACCTTGATATACATGTTTCCCACCAATGCAGTACCATCATCATATAAATCCTTAATCTCTACAATTTCTCCAGTTGCTTTTATTGTTGCTTTCATAATTTATTTCTCTTTAAGATTTACCTCAATTGAAGGCATTAATGTACATCTTTACACATACATTTTAGAACGTTAATCCAATACCCGCTATCAGTTATCATAAAAGAATCACCGAATACTTTATAATGGTGTTCATTTGTTTATTAATGCCTTACTCATAATAATTATCCAATAAGTTTACGTTCTTGTTTATTCCTTCTCCGTTATTATACATCCTATTTACATCATCCATAGCACTAATGTATTAATTCGACCAATACCTTCTTTACAAGTTCATAGCGTGATAATTGCCAATCTTTCGCAATATCATCTATTTTATCATCATAATGATTGTCATAAACATACTGATTCAAGTTGTCAATAAACCCATCACCGTCAAGACCTTCATCACAATCATCAAACATGTTAAGTTCACAGGCTAATTGGGAGCAATCATAGTGACTAACCCAATCATAAACACGATCATCACAAACATTGGTCTGTCTGTTATATTTTTCTCCAATGTGTATTACTTCACCGCAAAATTCACATCTATGCTCTTTGCGAGCGATAGGAGTTTTATTTCTTAATACTTTTATCATTTTAATTCATTAATTAAAGCATCAGCACAAACAATTGCAAACCGAGCAATGCTTATAGGTATTGTATGTTTCTCTCCTTTCTTGTAATCTGCTTCCGAACTAGCGTAACCAACTATTGTTTTATCACTTAAAATCCCTTGCATGGCAGCTTTCGCCAATTCGTATCTACGCTGTTCCCAGTCGATAGCTGAAAAATCAAGTTCGCATTCCTTGAATACCATGTTATCACATACATATAAATAATCTCTGCTATGTTGAGAGTTGATGTTTAATTGGGGAGTTACATCCACCAAAACCCCTGTTGATTTTACTCTTGCTTTCATATTTAAAATTCTGATTTAATAATAGTACCAAATGAACGATACCTACGCCAAACCATATTTCCACGTTGAATACTAGTAATCCAATCACAAGCCTTAAAAACTTGTCCTACATTATATAGGAATGGTCTTTTTTGAATTTTTCTTTTTATTCTTGCTTTCATATTTAATCGAAATACATTACTTTCTTACCTATACATACCTTGAACCTTGAAAGAGATTCACTATATTGTGTAATATTATTGGGATTATATTTGTTAACAAAACATCCAGTACGTTTATGGTATCTGACACAAGCATTTTCAGGAGATTTAGCCAATATTTCTTTCTCATCGCTAAAACTAAAAAGTAAATTATCTCTGTATGATACCTTATACCACTTTACTTGGCTTCTTATCTTTTTAAAATACTTTGCTTTCATTGTTCCTCCTTTGTTACTTTACTCATATCGTATTATCTTTTCTTTAACCCCAGTAGTGCTACCACAGGAAGGGCATGGGATAAATATTACATTATATCCTTCTCTCTGGTCAAAAAACTCACTGTGTATATCCGATTTATTAAATTCAAATTCACATCCACATCTATCACAATGCCGGAAGTAAATTGGATTTTTCTTATTAGCTTCTTTAATAATCTTTATTGCCATAATCAATCTCCTTTTTCTTTTGATTCATCAATTACAATACTCCTAATATCTCTTTCACCAAATGATCTATAAGTCAACCTTCCTCCATAAAACTTTATGGTATCTCCCTTAACAGTAATAATCGTTCCACCTTTTAATCTATGTTCCATATCACCTTTACAAGATAACATCGTGGCTATCATAAGTATAATTAATATAAACCTCATATTCAATCTCCTTTCTCTTTAATTCGTTCAAGCACATCCCTGTTGGCTTCAAGTATTTCATCGAAAGACGGGATAGGTAACCAATGGGTAATGCCTAACCTTTCTTTATTAACATTTGCTCCAGTTTCCCATTCACCCAAAGATGAAAGCTGACAAATAAGGAAGCCATAAGCCCCTCTTGTTAGAACCACTGTGTTATTTTCCGGCAACCGTTCATTAACACTTATCCACGGTGATTGCTTTGACTGCCATTGTGCACCAGAAATAAAAGATTCATAACTCTGTTTATGCACTCCATTAATAAATCCGCTTATTGTACCTTCGGTATCACATATTTCAAAATGCGTTTGGTGCTCCCTTGCCGCTTCTTCTACTGTCTGTTTCATATCAATAGCTAGGATTTAATACATATACATCACATTCGTGACATTGATTACACCTTTTATTACTATCTTTAATACACATAAGTTTGACTTTATCATGTTTCAATTTCATTGCCCATTCCGCACCAGCAATGAACCCTGCATAATATGCTGGGAATGCACTTCCGCTGCTTCTACTTTCTGCGAAAGAATGAGCTGCTTCTTCTACTGTCTGTTTCATAATCAAAATACTATTCTAAAATCCTTTCCTTTTAATGTAGGAAGCCTGTCAGTGACAAACTTCTCAAGTTCCTCTTCGTCTATCGGAAACAACGGGCAGTATTGGTATCTGAACGTATGTATAAACCGCCCGTCAAGCATCACATCAAAAACCAGTGTTTTCATAATTTATTCACTTTTGTCCATAAACTAAACTCGGTATAGAGATATTTCCATCCATCCCCGTAACGGTATTTGTCGTTTGGGTATTGGCAACGGACACAATAATCCGTCTTATATAATACTTCATATATTACACCCCTGTGTTCAAACAGTTCGTCGCTGTCAAGGGTTCCTACTTCCACCTTATTCATGACCGTAAACAAAAAATTGTGTAAATAATAACAAATATGAAGTAAGATAATGTTATAATCACCCACTTCCAAAACTTATATTTATCCCTTTTTAAGCCATATATGAATGTGGTCAATACAAGGGTAATAAGTATAAAGTATATTGCAAAGCTGATTCCGTAAAATGTGTTCATCTTTTCCTATGTGTTTTAGGATTCTTGTTTCTTTTTCTACGTTTCGCAATCTGCTTTCTGACACACCTATCGTCCTTGATATGGCATTTCGTTTTAGGTGAATCAAATGAAATCATATTAAAACCTTCAACAACAGGCTCATTGTAATATAGAATAGACGTTTCTTCATTATCAATCTTATCCTTATCGGTTACTATAACAGCATCACAATCACTGTTTCTAGCTTCCCCAACAGAATCATAACGTTCAAGGGAATATCCTGTTTCCAAATTTTTGAATAGAAGGTATTCGGATGAATTTATCATTGAACCTACAACAGCAATCTTCTTAGTCATATTTTATTCTTTTTATAATGTTTACAATACTTAGGCGTTTTCCTAGCTGTTATTCTCTTTTGTAAAGCCATGCAATACATAAACGGACAGATATACACTCACTACAATGCGCCTCTAAATTCATTACCTTTGCCATAACAATTACTCCTTTACCAGTTCTATCGTAGTGTTCGTAAGACTAATATAAAAATTCGCCTTCGACACAGTTCCATCTTTCTTCACCTTGCTAAACAATGGCTCAACGTCATCAATAAAATCAATTCTATAATCCTTGACATAGGCGTATTGTTTTTTTTCAGGAATAACAACACTTTCATTGTTATCTAATCTTATATATGTGGATGCAGGAGTAGTAATACACACCTTGCTTCCGATAGGATACTTCGCATTGGATTCAATGTACTCCTTCTTTAATTCTATCATTTCGTTATTCAATTCTCTTATCTTTGAATTGATAATTTCTTTCTTTGATTTAAATTCTTCTTTAGTCATATACATATACACACATATTTAACATTCCGATAAAATCTGTAATACAATAAGCCATACAATGACAATCATCAATCGTCCAACATATTTCCACATATAGCTTTCATTATCATAGCAAAAACAATTCCAAAAAGCATAAATTCACTCCTTTATAATATTATTGTCCACCCACCTCATTGCACCCTTTAACGCATCAGTTGTAGACCTGTAAAACATATCAACAAAAAGATCCATCCGTTCACCTTTTATTATTCGGTACATGAAGTCTTTTTCTCCTGTGACCTCTATTGTACATTTCTTATAATATGCCACGTACTTCTTTCTCATACGGCAAAGATATAGTTTATTGGTTTACCAACAACTTTTTATTAACTTTTATTAATCGTTTTTCCCAGTCGTTCAGATTATCACCCGTCTTAATCTTCTCCATAACCGAAGCTATATCAAAAGATTTACATTTTTCATACAGATCACTCATTGTCGTTCCTTGTATGATTACTCCGTTCTTTTCCCCGGAAAAATATCCGTCAACACTCTCTATCACATCCCATTTCCGTCCTTCCAGGATGTATTGTTTATTGTTCGTTCCCATTATATTTAGCTATTATATTATTCATTTCATTGTTCTTTGCTTCCGTAAGACCTAATTCGGATATATTTTGAAGCGCAATTTCGCATTGTCGGCTAATGTATGGGATTTCATTGACATCAATATCACGGTTATCGTATATAAACGCTTTCCCTAGCTTAACAGCAAGACCTTGACATATATTCCCGGCAACTTTTTCAGCCGCTATAATGTTAAAACAAATAATTTGCTTAATACTTAGATGATTGCTCGTTCCCATATTCTTTTGTTTTTAAGTTAGTAATCAAGTTCATTTGAAAGTATTGTGTACTTGTTGATACTATCTCTGTATGATTCAAATAACGGACAATCTTTCAACATAGTAATTTAATGCGAAAGAATACTTTTTCTTTAGTTCATTCTTACTTTGTTGTTTATCGAAGTATTCACTACATGATGATAGACTTAATGATAATAAAGCCAAAATTTCAATTCGTTTCATAATGATTATTTTTAAATCAAATGATACTTACAAGTTTTTCAAATGAATACACCCCACGAAGTTTGCCTAATTCTTCTTTATGCCGTAATATAACACGCCACGGGTAAATTATTTCATTATTTATATTCATTTCTGGATAACTTTCTTTATCCCCTTTGAACTCCATCAGTTTAACGCAATAGTTGTTGAATAGTATTTGCGCCTGTCTGTCAGTAGCTAACAACTTGAATGTACTTTCCATGTCTTTTTATTTTTAAGTTAATAAATAGTTCCCGGCGGCGGTGGCGATCCGCTTGTTGTTCTCCACGCCGGGATAGTTGGTTATTTAAATACATGATCAATGAATACCGTATTCGTTTGCCATTGCCCTCTATGTTTAAAAACAAAATATCCGCGTATGGTTGCCGTTTCTTTCATCTCGTTTGCAAAGTCATAGGCCGCTTGTTGATTTTTGCCGAACTCCTTATTTATTGTTCCGCTGTTATTGCTCACCCTATAACGTAGCTTTGCAGGAGTTTTCGCCTTATCTGTAATAATATTCATATCTTTTCGTTTTTAAGTTATTAATTAGTTCCCGGTAATAGTATCGCTCTATTCGTTGTTCTCCATACCGGGCAATCCTATTTATCTTAATTCCCTAAATGACAGGCTTAACAAATCAGCCCAGTTCTTTGCGTATCTCTCTCTCATTTGTTCATATGATACGGTTACAATGTTTCCAGCAACTAACAAATTGCGTAAAATGCTATCTAAATTATTGTATATTTTTATAAAAATCACAATACATACCGTACAGATCTATTATATCTGAATCAGTTAGTATTCTCCTTAAAACTCTTATTACTCTAATTACTCTCATTACTCGTTCAAATATGACTTGGGAAGCAAAGGGAAAACTCTTAACACTTCATCAAAACGCACGTTCCCAAACTTTTTGATATATACGGAAAAATAACGTTCACTCCGCCTACGATCAATATTTATGCATCTAGGTACGTCCTTTCGATTTAACGTATCGTAGTCGTTTGCGTGCTCTCTTACAAACTTAATCAATTCGGGCGTATCTCTGTACATTTTGATTATTTTTTGTGTCTTAGTGCCGTTATAATACGCTCGTTTAACCTGTTTATCGGGTAGTTTGTGCCCGTCATAGCTTTTCCAAAACTTGATATTTTCCTTGATAAGATCCAATGTATCAATACTTCTGTTAGCTTTAAACGTTCCTATCTTAATACTTTCATTGTCAAAAATAGGAGACAATTCTTTTTCTAAATTTTGTTTTTTCATTGCTGCATTATGTTTTATAGATAATTGTAACGGTTTAATTGTTCTCGAATAAATTGGATATGTGTTTCTTGCTCATTCAACGGCAAAGAATATAATTCTTTGTAAAATTCGCTTTCACTCACAATTTTACACTTATTGTCTTTGCAATATCTTTTAAAATCTTTTTCCGTGCCGTTCCCAAAACTAAACGCTAGTTTAATCTTTTCGTTACACCAAACGGAGTAACTACCACCGTCTTGTATAGCGTCTTTAATTGAATTGTACGGGCGGCCTGTTAGGCCATGGCTGAAACTGTTAATAGTAAATTGTATCATAATTATATTGTTTTTGATTGATTAATAGGTGAGTTCCGCTAATACGTCTACATTATATACGGGTAATTGTTTTGCGTATCTGGTACGTCCGTCTAGGGGTGTTTCCGTGATGGTTAGCTCTAGTAGTTCGTGTATCGGTGTATTCCAGATAGGTTTTTCTAGGGCTTCTATTTCCTTGTATCGTGGTGAATCTATATATATACCTTTTGGACCGTGGTAAAACTGTTTAAAAAACGGGTGATCTTTATGTCTGCATATCAAATGATAAGTTATATGATTATATGTTATATTCTTTACCGTTCTTCTTGCCGATTTACAAATATATTGGCTACCTGTTTTGCTGTTTTTTACTGTTGCTAGTATCATAATGTTTTTTGTTTTTATGGATAATATATCGGTATTGATTGAGATCTTTCAATAGAAGGCTTTATTTTGCCTTCTATTGGCGTTTTTGGATGGAGTGTTGCACACCATCAAGAATGTATTTGGCATGTTCCCGGGCCGCTTGCTGTTTTTCCTGTTTTGTGGGTGTTATTCCGTCGTACTTGTATAACAGTTTGGCGGCCTCTCTGATTATGGTTTTCATTGTGCTGCAATTGGCAAGGTATTCTAATTGTGGTTGTATGCCCTTGTTTACTTTTTTGATTATACAGTTTTGCAGCCGTGATGTTATATTGTATATTTCGCTTGTATTACGTATATACATTGCAAGCAAATTGGGTATGTCGTTTCTTGTTTCCATAATGTTACATTTTTAAATTGTTATTGTTTGTTTTGGTTCTCTATGTAATCGGTTACCCGTATTGATAGGTACAAGCAACCTAGTAGTATTAATGTTTCGATCATAGTTATTTACTTTTGATTCTTCCAAACTCTATAATCATTATCGCTTTCAAAACACATATAACCGCCAAAAACTTTGGCAACATGTGTGGGCGTAAAAGGGCATTCTTTAATTGCCCGATATCTTGTTTCTACTTGTTCAAAAAATGTTCTCATTGTTATTTCAGTTTAAAAGTTATGTTTTCTGGAAGTTTGGTTTTGTCAACTGTTTTAACAAATTCATCAAACTGTTCTTGCGTTATCTTTGTTTCGTAGTCATTCCAATTAAACGCAAGTTCATTGCTATGATTGTAGTATATTGCGTTTTTAAGAGAAATTCCGGCGTCAAGAACGGCCAACATAACTAGCTTTTTGTTTTCCGCTTCTTGTATTTCTTTTTCACAGTCTGCAATTATTTCATTGCGTTTTTTCTCGTATTCTTCACGTTTTTTCTGGTCTTTCCGTTCCTGTATGGCTTCACTAGTATAATACCCGTCCTTGATTCTGTTTTCAATTAGTGTACGCTCTTCATCCGTCAATCTTAATACAAAACGTTCGTTTTCGGGCTTATATGGGTTTTCCCATGTGTTACCCGTTAAGGCTTCCAATTGCTTTATAGCTTTTAAACTTTCTTGTTCCCAACGATCTACGATTCCTAGGGTATATAGTAGGTATGTAAAGTACGCCTTATCCTCTGCACTATCACGTAATGTATTGTATTCCGTTTCGGTGATACGTAGGTAGTTTATTGTCTTTTCCTTGTCACTGTTTTTAAGGTGGTAGAAGCCATTTTCAACGGGATACATTGGTTGCCCGTAATGGTTGCACAAATGTAGATCAATAAACGTTTTAAACTGTGGAAAACACTTTAATATTTCTTCGTGACAACAATTACTAGCACACAAAACGAAACGCCCGTTTCTACGTTTTTCGTAAATGTCGGCCGCGATACTCCAATCACATACACCATTTTTGCAACAGTCACCCAAACTTATACGCACGTTCATTTTGTAGGTTACTCCATTTTCTACGAAATATTTTGCCACATTGTAGGATAAATTCTTTGCTTTCATAATTGTAAGTATTTTTTTAATTGTTCGTTATTGTTCCTGTATGATTATTTTCAGTGTAGACATAATTTCCTGTATTCACTTCTACAATTGACACGGTGCCGCCCTTGTAGTCGGCAAAATAGGTTGTATTGTCGTGCCTGTTTGCTTCAATCCATTGCATGCAACATTCGTATGTACTGTTTATATGCTTGCAATTGCTTGCTGTATCGTCGTTAAAAACCACGTCGTAAACTTGTTCGCAATTGGTTTCGGTTTCTTGTTTACAGTCGGTTGTAACGGGGGTGTCGGTGTTAAACACTTGCCATATATTACACCACCCTAAATCTGACACGATCAAAAACTGCATGCCACTTATAACCAATGTGTAATACTTGCTTGTATCGTCAAAATTAATGTGGTACTCAGTGTATTCGTTAAACGCTGCAATATGTGTTTCATATAGTTCTACTTTAAACACCCTATAAGGTTGACTATATACTAAGTATTCTATCTTTTCGTTATCCGATTGCAATTCCTTATTATAATACAACCGACTAGTATATACACATTCGCTAACCGCGCGCTTTAAATTGGTACGTTTCCCCGTATCAAAGTTACCGATATGCAGCAATGCAGTGTTGCCGTTAATCATGTTTTTAACCGCTCTTTGTGAGATCCTCTTTGCTTCCATATATAATGTATTAAGTTTATATACTGTACTCTGTATCTATACGGGCTTGTAACCGTTACCAACCACAAAAACAGGGTGGTAGCTACATTACAGTATGCGCGTATGTATGTTTTTACGGCTTATATATACCAACCGTGACTAACAGACAAGTATTAAGACTTACGTATAGGATACACACGCACATACATTATATTGTATTAGGAAAGCTATTCGCATATTGCACTAAGTTCCTATCTCCATTATCAAGGATACCCGTACTTCTGCACCGTGGCTAGCTGCACCGCTATTTAATATTCCGCTTATTTCCTGTTTGCGGATCTGTACCACGCTCTCACCGTGGCTAGCTGTTTCAATATGTCATATATCGCTTTGTCCTTCCGACACTGCAAACATACAACAAACTTATTTACCTTGTATATTTCTTTAACATCTATTATAAATTAAGCCCGTTTTTCCCAAAATCAATACTGTTTATATACATATTTTAAATTAATATTGCATAATATTAATAGATCAGGCTATATAAGACCTATTTTAGCTTAATATTATGTTTAATTTCAAGATTTTTCAATGTTAATTTGTGTTAAATTTGATTGTAAGTATCTGATAATCAAGGAATTACGAAATCCTCGTAGAAGTCACTTGTAAAGATATTTTATTGTAAAGATTTCGAAATTCGATTGTCGTAGAAAAGAATTTATTTTTATTTACAAACGTTGAGAAACGGGGCGGGTAAATGTACGTAACTACCTGTAAATCAATGGCATACCCCCTTTCTTGGAGTTTTCCATATGGGTGTGTCGCTCCCGATAAATTTTTTTCTGAAAATTTTTTTTCCCAAAATTTTGCTCGGATGGCTGATTTTGCGTTTTGGTGGTGTATTTTCGGTAGTTTTCAACAAAATCGGATAAATCTTTACATAAAAAGTTACGAAAATCGTAGGTTTTTTGGTGTGTTTCGTAGGTGTGGTTGCATTTTTTATGTCTTTTTTTGCAGTATAAGTTATTGGTTTACAGTATTCTTCGTTGATTTCGTCGTTTTGATATGTATCTATACTAAATTACGTATGCAGTTTTGGTGTCTGTATGTGTATGTGTTATGTATGCATTGTGTATGTATATGTATTGTAATAGAGTATGTAAGGTGTACGTGTATGTATATGTTGTAAATATATATTACTTTTAACATTTAATATGCAAATTAATAGAGAATTTTTTTTTTACGATTAACGATTCAATTTTTTTTGACAAGACTAAATATCTTGTTTTCAGCTATTTAACCACTAATTTTTGCGAGTTTTTTGACAAATGTTGAAAAACGAAGAGTTTACGAAGTCTACGAAAAATCAACGAATTTCGTAGGTTTTTTACGAATTTTCCCGAATCAATTAGTTGCACATGCAACTATCGGTGTTGATATTTTTTATTTTATGTTAAATTAAGTCAATTTTACATTTCTTAACGTAGAAAATAGCAAGTAAATAAAAAATTATAGTTAAATCATTTTAACTAAAATGAGAAAAATTATTACAAAAATAAAAAATAACAACAATCAACATTTTTTACTTTTCCTGTTCAAAGCATACTGTGGACGTGAAAGTAAAAAATCTTGTGTAAAGAAAGATAAACTATCTTCTTTGACACGCATTTGTTAACCACGTAAACATTTGCAGTTAATTAATTTAACTACTTGTTTTCGTATTGTTTTTTGCGCTATATTTGCAGGTGAAATCAGATAAATGTGTGTGTAAATATGGAAGAAGAAATAGAGATTAAACTTAGATTGCCCGAATCAAGGCGTGTCATTTGCCTGTCCGATGCAATGCCCGATAGGGAGCGTTGGTACAAGGGCATGAGGGTTCAGACACGGCTGTTCGGATGGGTTACGCTCGTTAACGTTGCGGACAGACAGTGTTTCCTCAAACTTGACGAGCCGTTGAAGGACGGTACTAGGACGGTTCTTGTGTCGGAAGCGTCATTCATCAGGCGCGTGCCCGTACCTTTAACTGCAAGGTCTATGGCTGCACAGGTAGCTGGTGTCAGCGTGGAGGGTGAAGTGCTAGAGTACGAGAGGAAAATGAAGGGCAAATGGGAGAAGGAGAGAAAGCGTATAGCGGAGATATGCTCTAGGTACGGGTATGTGCTTCCTTCCGAGTGGAAGAGGTCGTTAAGGAGATTCGCTTCGTGGTGCGAGGACCAGGTAAGACAGTACGGGCATATCGTGGATGCCGACTATCTCATGCGGCATGACACGTCCGTTGTGGGCGGAAGGAGCGTGGATGATCTAAGGTTCGTGCCCGATGTGGATATGGTGGATGGAACCGGGGCGAACGGGAAGCCTTCCGCCGCTCGCGTTTCACGGTGCGCGCTCATTCCCGGAAGCATCGTCACCGCGATACGTAACGCAGGGAACGAGATGGACAAGTCGGTGTCGTTGTGGCGGAACAGCTACTTCGTGAAGATGAGGCGTTTCGGGTACACGTTCAATACCTGCTGTGACGGGGCAAAGACACGTGATGATGCGTTCACATGGTTCAAGGACATTACCATACAGTACATGGCTGACCTTATAGAGTATTATGGGATAAGACGTGATTCCATCGTGTGCCGGAAGCTGGAGCACATCGCGGACGTGTATTCTTCGCTTGATGATATGGACGCACGCCCTGACATATCAACGGACGATTATGACCTGTATCCCGTTGTGATGTTCGGGAAGGTTGTGGACCGGGAGAAATCGTTGGACTCGGTAGGATCGGTAGAGAAAGGAGGGGAAAATGACTGTCGCTGAATCTGCAAAGGCTTCTTATGAATACATCCTTGATTCCGTAATGGGAAAGCTGGCGGACAAGGGTGGCGGTCGAGGTTTCCGTAAAGCCAGGGATGAAGGCGAGTGGAAGCGTTCCATATCCGCTATGGTCGAGATGGATATAGCCGATGCGTGCAGGGAATGCAATTTCAGACGCCACAGGAGCGGTTCCATCATGGCTTTTGACGGGAAGATATTCGTTCCCATGATGAAGGAGGATCTGATGCGCCTGTGCATGGATTTGTGCCGCATAAACGGTCTTAGCGAACTGTACATGACCGATACGAGCGAGCGTTTCTATCGTACCATTGTGAAGAATGTGACGCATGAGATATTCAATCCGAAGCGTAACTTCATCACGTTTGACAATTGTGTCCTTGACACGGAAACGATGGAAACGTTTGATTTCTCCCCTATGATAGAATCGTGCATACGTATCAATATCAATTATGACCCGTTGGCGCGCAGCCCGTTGTGGGAGAAGTTTCTGGACGATGTGATCCCGGTGAAGGACACACAGGATGCCTTGCAGGAGTTTGTGGGGTGTGCCTTTGTTGACAGGAAGAAGATCAAGATGGAGAAGATGTGTTACCTTCTCGGTTGTGGTAGTAACGGTAAGTCGGTGTTCTTTGACGCTGTTGTCAACGCGCTAGGGAAGGATAATGTTTCTTATATGGAGATGGCTGACCTGTCGGGTGACAAGTCTACTTGCGAGTACAATATAGCTATGATAAACGGCAAGCTGCTCAACTACGCTTCCGAGATGGGTGGGAAGGATGTGAGCGGTGGCAAGTATAAGAAGTTCATATCCGGTGAGCCTACTATGGCACGCCTTCCGTTCGGTGAGCCTTTCCTTGCCGACATGATGCCGCCTTTCATGGCCAATCTTAACAAGATGCCTTCTGTTTCGGACCAGACTTACGGTCATTTCAGACGCTCTCTTGTTATCCCGTTCTATCGTGTGTTTAAGGAATCGGAACAGGACAGATCTCTTCCGTTGAAGCTGTCAAAGGAATCGGCAGCCATTATCAACTGGATAATAGAGGGTGCAAGACGGTTTGTTAAGAACAAGGGTGAGTTTACGAGAAGTTATACGATAGAATCCGTTACGGAGAATGCCAGACGTGATTCCAACAGTGTCCTGTCGTATCTTTACGATTCGGGGTATGATTCTTCGGGAGATATTGAGGAATCGGCTATCCGTGACCGTGACTTGTATGTGAAATACATAGCATACTGCAATGACTGTGGCGTTAGACCTTACAGCAAGAGAAAGATGGTTGACATGATACGCCAGGAAGGCTATTCCGTCACTTCCGCGTGGGATGAAAATAGGAACAGGCTGTTTCAGGTTGTCCTAAGACGGAAGTATAATCCTGACGAATATCTTCTCCAACAGGCTGATGATATAATGAAGGAGGATTTGCCGTTTTAAATTGGCATTTATTATATTTGTACCCACAATTATAAAGTAATTTTATGTATAAAAGAACTATTGATAACAGATGGAGTTTCAAAGGCTCAAATACAAAGGAATACACTCATTGTTATCACACATATCCGGCAATGATGATTCCACAAATAGCAAGAACTTTAATTGAAGAATACATTCCCCAAGAAGGTGCTAAACTAATTCTTGATCCATATATGGGTAGTGGAACCTCACTGGTAGAAGCATCAATTAAAGGGATAGATGTAATAGGAACAGATATTAACCCGTTAGCAAGACTAATAAGCAAAGTAAAGACCACACATTATAAAGAGAAAGATATACAATACAACTTTAGTGTTATACAATCTTACTTATCTGAATATAAAGAAGAACTTGTAGAAAAAAAATGCTTTGATAATATTTCAAATTATAGCTATTGGTATTCAGAAGATAGTCTTATGAGATTATCGTATTTATCACAGATTATAAATAATCATATACCTAAAGAACTTAAAGACTTTTTCAACACTGTTTTATCTGAGGTTGTGAGAGAAGTATCTTTTACAAGAAACGGAGAGTTCAAACGTTTCAGAATGCCAGAAGAAAAGATAAAAACATTTAAGCCAGACGTGTTTAGGCTATTTGAAGAAAAAACAGTAAGAAATATTAAAGGGCTTATTCAATTCAATAACGCAAACAAAGATAGTAAAGTAGGGATTTATGATTTCAACAGTAGTATATGTATTCCAGAGGAAATTATAAAGCCTGAAACAGTTGATATGGTAGTAACTTCTCCACCTTATGGAGATAGTAAAACAACCGTTGCATACGGCCAATTTTCAAGATGGGCAAATGAATGGTTTGGCTTTGAAAACGCTAAAAACCTTGACTGCATTTTAATGGGTGGGAAAAAGCAAACAGAAGAATCATTCACAACAATTTGTATAAGAGATGCCTTAGATAAAATAAAATCTTATGATATCAATAGATATTATGACGTCATTTCTTTCTTAAATGATTATTCTAAATCTATATCAAATGTTGCCAAAGTAATAATGCCAGGAGGAATTGTTTGCTATGTAGTAGGGAATAGAACTGTAAAAGGCATATAAATACATCTTGATTTCTTTACTGCTGAAATGTTTGAAAAAAAATGGATTCAAACATATAAATACTTTAGTAAGAGAAATACCAAACAAAAGAATGCCTTCTAAAGCAAGCCCAACAAATGAAAGTGGGAATAAGGTAAGCACGATGTGCAACGAATATATAGTTATATTGGAAAAGATAAAATAATCTTTATAGGCTTATTTTATTTTCTCTAAACATTATTTAATCGTTATTGTTTTTACCATATTACTTTAATGTGTATTTTTGCTGAAAAATTTTATTGTATATGGATAATAAAGAGATTGTTTTATTTGATAGAAGTATTCGTGTTACTTCTGATTGGTATGTATGTGTGTCTGATGCCCAGTGTGCGATAAATGAAGCTCGTAACAGGACTGGTTTGAAAAGATATAATTTCGGCCAGTGGTTAAAGACGCTTTACGTAAGTGACATGGTTTCCAGTATTAATGAGAGTGGCAAGGATGCTTTCAAGGTTGAGTTTGATAATGATTCGGGTAAGATAGAGCAGTATTGTCATTTTGGTGTGTTTGTTAATATGATTTTGTCGGCAAGCCCTGTTAGTGGTGTACTAGACAATGAAGATTGGTTTAATGATTACGTTTGTGATGTATATTCCATTGACTATCATGTTTATGAACACGCCAAGATACTTGCCGTTGGCGGTTTGTGGCGTTATACGACAAAGAATGCTAGGTTCAGTGATGATATCCGTATGATGGATGATATCATGTATTTCGTTCCCGATGGTTACAAGAATGCCGTGTATAGCCTGTTCTTTGATTTGCTAGGTACGTTTTATTACAATTGGGAGTTTGCGTTGCGTTATGCGAAGAAACTTCTATTAGGGGATGTGGAGGAATGATTATGAAATGTTTTATTCGTTTTGTCATGTTTCTCATATACGTTGACATTGTATTTGTTCTTCTTGTGTTTATGGTTCCTGCTGAAATGGCGTACCGATGGTCGGGTGGACGTAAGCCTTGTGGGTATGTTTCATGCCTTTCTGATTTTCTAGGATATCCTGACGGTTATCGTTATACGTTGAAGGATTTCTTTAGGGATATAAAACAGGGATGGCGTAATTTTAAGTAGTGACATGGCTAGTATTGATTATGATTATATTTTTTCCAATCTTGATACTGTGCTTGGACTTCCTTTAAGGCGTAGGGGTAAGCGGTGGACGTTGCCTGCCCGGATAAATCTGGAGAGCCATAGCAGGAAGGATAAGCTGGTTTTCTATATGAACAAGTCGGGCAGTATCACCGTTACCGAGCAGGGCGGTGATTCTGTCAACCTGTTTGACTTTCTCGTGTCTTATCTTCCCGGTTGCAGTAGTGCTTCTGATGCTTTTAGGATTCTGTCAAGCCCGGAAGGTTGCAGGATGAGTTTGAAGGATTTTTACGAGAGGGAGTATGATTCGGGTAGACAGGAATCAAGGTTTGTTGATGTGAAGTATGTTGACAGGATTAGCGATGCCGGGCATTGGAAGGGTAATAACCTGTACGAGTACCTTTCAGGTGTTTTCGGTGTTGATTCCGTGAATGATGTGTTTTCAAGGTATAAGGTAGGATGTCTTGGAAGGGAATCCGCTGTGTTCTGGTATTCCGACAAGGATGGTAATGTGTGCCATGACAACAGGATAAGATATGGGGTGAACGGTCACAGGAAGAAGGAAACCCATGCTTTCAGGAAGTTTACTACGGGAGAAGGGTTTACCTATCGTGGTTATTTTAAGCCGTTTTTAGGGGATTATTGCAGCGATGCGATAACTTGTATGGTTGAATCGGAAAAAACCGCCATAATAGCTTCTATGGCTTTTGGTAACGGTTTTGTATGGATAGCTTGTGGCGGAATGAACCAGCTTGGAAATAAATTGCCAAAAAATGTTATTTTGTTCCCCGACTTTGATAATAAAGCTATATCTTTGTGGGGTGACAAAGGACGTGTGGCAAGATGGTGGGAACACCCTATCCTGTCTTTTGGATTGAAGCATAACGATGATATCGGAGATGCTGTTATTAATAATTTGAATAGTATTAACATTAAAGAATTTAGGAAATGGATATTGGAATAGGAATTGATTTTAAGGAAAATCTTCTTTCATTGCGTAATTATATCTCTTTGGGATTTAGTTGTGATGATATTGATTTCAAGAACGCAGCTATTGCTTTCATTGACAGAATGATGGAAGAAGCGTTGGATGAGCATGATGTGAATTTCTTTGACGCATTGCAGAATGTGATTGACAACCTTGATGAGATTAATACGGTAAAGGATGTTCATGATATTTGCTGTGAATTTTACTATATCATGGATGAGAATGAGCGTGTCATGCACCGTGAGTTCTTTGAAAAACTGAAAAAATATCGTGAAAGCAAGATTGAACGTATTGTTCCTTTGAAGGAAAAAGACTGTATTGTCATGGGTAATAAGTATGTTGAATTAGGTAGCGGCAAAGAGTGTGTCGTTGACAGTATTATCCACATGCTTAGTGAGAATGACCGAATGATTAAAGATGCTGTTTTGTATGTAGACCATCTTGGTAAGCGAATAGCGTGCTCTATTGATGAGTTTAGGAAAAAGTTTGGGGTGAGGAAATAAGTCGTGTTATGGCTAATAAAGGGAAAATAAGGATTGACGGTAAGGTGATGGGAAAGGATTACGGTAAGTATTTCTATTCTCCGCGTGGTAATATGTGGGCTGTCACCTTATGTACGTATGACTGTGATGATGGTCGTATGTTTGAAAAAATAGAGTTGTATAGAACGAAGGATCAGGCTAGGGAAGCTGCATTCAGATTGAATACGGATGAAAGAAATGGGTAAGACAGATGCAAGTGTAATAAAACTACCTGAGGGGTATTCATTGAAGAAGATTGATGAGCGCACTTATGAACTAGTCAAGATTGACGATTTCAAGAAAGGAGATTTCCTGTTTGCTAAAAGCAGAACAGGAGATTTAATAGATTATGTATTTATTAATACTGGTGGTTTGAAAGCTAATTTCTTATATAAGGACAAGAATGTTCTTATCTGTAATTTAGAGTTTAACTTTTCTAACAACTATGATATCTCAAAGGCTACTCTCGAACAGATTGCTGCCATGAGAAGGCTTTTATCCGAGAATAATTTTACTATTGTTGATGGTGAAGTTGTTCCCATTACAGATCCTGTTGTCGGCTTTGTTATTGTTAATGATGTGATTTATCCTGCAAGCAAGATTTATCGAAGCAGGGAATGCGCTATGTATGATTTAAAGAGAAAAGGAAATAAAAAATGAATCAAGTAAAATTTGTAAAATTAAGACGGGATGCAGTTCTTCCCCAAAAAAAAACTGATGGTGCTGCCGGGTATGATTTGTATGTTCCTGACAACACGTTGATAAGAAAAGGTCGTAATCTGATTAAACTTGGTATAGCCATTCAGATGCCATCAAATATGAAGGCTATTATCAAGCCGAGAAGCGGATTTTCCCTGAAAGGTATTATTGGTGTTGACGGGAAGTACCATGACGCTGATGCGTTGGATGGTGTTATTGATTGTGATTATACTGGTTGTATCGGTGCTATAGTGAAGAGTTTTGAGAAAGAGCCTTTCTATATTGCTGCCAAGGAGAGGATTGCTCAGCTTCTTTTCAGTAATTATATTGAGGTTGAATTTGTTGAGGTTGAAAGCCTTGATTCAACGGATAGGGGCGATGGAGGTTTTGGTCATACAAACAATACAGGTAAGTAAGTATGAAAACAAAAAAGATAAACAAGATTTATGACAAGGGTTATGATAGTGTATTGAACAAGTATTTTATCTTAGCTATGTTTGTTGAGTTTGGTGAAACTAAGTATGACCGTATCTTCTTTTCTGACAAGAAGGATGCGGATAACATAAAAGTTGGTGATTTGTTATGATCGGAGTTACGTTGAATAGCAGGGTGAAAATTATAAACCGTGATAAATACATTTCACTTCACGGTGAAGATTCTGTAAGCAAGTCAAATGTATTCGGTGAATTTGTCACTGTTAAATACTGTTTTGAGAATGGTGAAAAGTTTCTTTGCGCGGATGATCAGGGTAAAGAATATATTCTTTTTTCGGATTGTATTGCTTATGTTGATCATGTTAAAGAGAGAAGCATCCTTGATGAGGCAAAGGATATCCGTAACAACAGCAGACAGTCTGACTATGGCGATGCAGTAGTCAATTTTGAAAACATTTCCAAGATGGCTTCTTTGATTACTGGAAAGGAATTATCTCCTTATGACTGTGTTGCTGTACAGATAGCTGTAAAGCTATGCAGACAGGGATTCCATAAAAAGCGTGACAATATGGTTGATTTGGCTGGCTACGCTGATATAATGCAATTGATAGTGGACAAGGAGAATGTGAAAAATGGGGAAAAAGGCTGATAACGCTTTGATTTTTAGGAGAGTTCTAGCGGCAAGCGGACTCTCCGATACTGATGTTAACAGGAAAAGCAGGAAGCATGATATTGTGATGAACCGTGCTCTTGTGTGCTGTGTCATGCGTGACATGGGTTTAAGTATGTCTGATATTTCTGATTTCCTATGTATTGACAGGAGTAGCATATACAATCTTTTTAAATATTCTTCTGAACTTGACGAGAGGGTAAGGGAGATAAAATCTAAGATAAAGGAGGAAAGATAATGGGTTTGAATAAAGGATGGGGTAAACTTCCCCTTAGTAACAATCTTCTTATTGACGATGAAAAACAGAAGAAGATTGATATAGCAAAGCATATTGATGATGCGAATGAGATGGAGTTATGGGCTGCGTCCGCTTATGTCATAGATACGAATCCTGTCTTGTTTTACAAGGCTACACACGTTGTTGACGAGGGTATGTCAGAGCGTTCTTTGCTTATGAAAGCCAAGCAATGGGTGAACTCTCCAAGGATAACACAGATTGTCAATTATGCCAAATCTTCCATGCTTGCTTCCGATTATGTGACACCATCCATGAGGCGTGTATTGGAAGGGGAGAATAAGGAAAAGACAAAGACTTTGATAAACAAGGATAACCTTGAATTTGAAGATGCGATAAGCCTTATAGAAAGTTTCCTAAAGCGTTCTGATATAGACACTGCTGATTTTAAGGATGTGAAAGGTGCGCTTGATATGCTTGCAAAGTTCAAAGGATGGCTTTCTGATGATGATGCCAGTGAGGATTTCTATGACAAGACAACTATAGCGTTTTTCCCATACGATTGCGACAAGTGTGTCCGTGCCAAGGCAGGGTTATGCAACAAGTGTGTATATCATCGTGAATCAACAGGTGATCTTAGTGATGATGAACGTAAATGGATAAAGGAAAACGATACATGGAAAGGGTAGTCTATGTCGGTAAGGAAAACTACTAATTTGACGGTAAGGAATAAAGAAAGGGAAAGGCGTGTAAAGGAAATAGAGGAAGAGGGAGTATTTGATTATTTCCATAAATTTACTCCTGTCCAGTTGTACAAGTACCTTTCACCTCTATGTAGTATTGATGCGTTACGGGTATTACGTTTGTGCGTATTATCCGCACAGAGGGGAGATAATATGATAACGTTGAAGTTTATAAGGAGGCAACTGAAATACAAGCCCAGGCGTTCTGTTTTTGATTCATTGATAAATGCCGGATTGATAATAGAACCAGTTCCTAATGTTTTTTCCTGTACGGTGAAGGTGAACGAGTATTCTCATATATTGAGCATGATGCGTATTGATGATAATGCTCCCGATGTTGTAGATGTGGATGATTTAAATTGTTACAAAGTTGTAGCAGAGGATAATATTAGTTACCGTGTCGTTAGCAAACGGGGGAGTGTTATAAAGAGTTTCACTGAAAAGAGTGAAGCGAGCAATTATCTTGACGAACTGTATTTCCCTAAAGGTGAAGATGGTGATGTGGAAGCATTGTCGAAAGAGGAAGAGGAAGAATTAACCATTTAGTTAACTATTTTTAGTATTGTTTTCTGTGTTAGTTTATTTTTTAATATTACTTTTGTCGCATGAGATATTGCTATGATAAAGAACGGTATGATTATCTTGTCAACGAGATTTTTAAATGTGGCAAGATACTTAAAGAGAACACAACTAACGGTAAGGAAGTTAGTTGGAAGGTTTTCTGGATAAGAGTGGACGCTCACAAAAGAAGGCTGTCCGCAATGAGAGAATTGGACAAAATCAAAGAGGAAAAGTATAAAAAATAAAAAAAATGGATTTAGTATTAAATTGTAAAGTAAAAAAAGTAGGTCAGTTACAGGCTGGTACAAGTAAGGCAGGTAATCCTTGGCAGAAGAGAAATTATCTCGTTGAGGAAATTGGTTCCATGTATGCCAAAGAGGTGTGTTTCTATGTAATGGGTACCCTGTGTGATCTTCAATTGAAAGAGGGCGATACTATTACTGCCCATCTTGAAATCAGAGCAAGAGAATATCAGGGAAAATATTACAATGAGGTTGGGTGCTTTAAGATAGATATGCCGCAACTAGCACAAGCACCATCACCTGCACCTGTCCAGCCTGAAAGACGTGATGATTTGCCCTTTTAGTATTGCAATGCTATCCGAAATGTGTGGTTTTTGCCTGTATTGATTAAATTCCTGTTTTTGTTTGCGGATGGAGGTTTATCTTTTTTGCCATATTTCGGGTTTTCCTCCATCCGATTTTATTTGTAGTGGCATTAAGGAACAAATTTACACTATTATATAATAGTACATAATACTGATTAATATGCAATTAGTTTATAAATTCGACATCAATCATTCCGACAGGCTTTGCTCTATCTGCCGTGTTACGAACAACCTGTACAACCAGGCGTTGTATATTGTCCGTAACGAGTTGAAGGATAACGACAGGTGGCTGTTCTATCCAGACTTGGACAGGATAATGAAAAACGTCACCAACCTTGAAGGTACGATAAATTACAGGCTTGTGAAATCACACGTAGCCCAACAGACATTGCGCGTGCTTGACAAGGCAATGAAGGGATATGTCAAGGCTGTAAAGGATTGGTCCAAGAATCCGGGGAAGTATAACGGTAAGCCCGAACTGCCATGCTATCACAAACGTGGTGGGATGAGCAATGCGATATATACCAACCGGTCGTGCAAAATACATGACGGGTATATAATCCTTGACCATGACTTGAAAATACCCGTTCCGCAATGGGAGAAGTACAAGGACAGAATCGAACGGTTCAAACAGGTTAGGATAATTCCAAAACGTACATACATGACCGTGGAGGTTGTATATGATTGTGTCTGTTCGGATAATGTCGGTACTGGTATGGCTTCAATAGACTTGGGTGTGAATAACCTTGCCACATTGGTTTGCGGATGCAATGCTATGCTGTTTTCCGGCAAGGTTGTCAAGTCATACAACAGATGGTTTAACAAAACATTGTCCATGCTGCAATCCATAAAGGACAGGCAGGGAATAGATAAACTGACAAACAGGATGAGAAAGATGTATGATAAACGTGAACGGTTTATGAATGATTCGATGCACAAGACAAGCAGGCGTATCGTTGATTATCTTGTATCACACCATATAGGCACTCTTGCTGTAGGCTACAACAAAGGATGGAAGCAATCCGTCAATATGGGCGGAGTAAACAATCAGAAGTTTACATTCATCCCTTTTGCGAGGTTGAGAAGCTGCCTTAGATACAAGTGTGAACTTGCAGGTATCAACTATATCGAACATGAGGAAAGTTACACTAGCAAATGTGACGCTCTGTCTATGGAGGATATATGCAAGCATGATAGTTATCTCGGCAAGCGTGTCAAGCGAGGTCTGTTCAAGTCGGCAGTTGGAAAGGTTATCAATTCTGATGTCAACGGTGCGCTTAATATAGGTAGAAAAGTATTCGGTGATTCATTTATGATAGCCGATAGCGGGCGTTGGTATCGTCCAGAACGGATTAACGTTTTAAAATGTGTGTGAAGATGTACATTAATGCCTGATCATTCTAGGTTTGTTGAGATGAAAACAAACGAGTATAAAGAAACATGGTTTTTTGATTCGGAAGATGATATCCCATATTTTTCTTTTAAGAGTTGTTTGGTGTGTGAAGATTATAGGGATATCGTATTGGATTGCTCTGATGATGATATTACAAGCATGATGAATGTAGTTAGTCTTATGAGCCGTTTTGATGTATGTGAGTTCTTCAAAATTCCTTCATACAAAATTGAGGAAGATGGAACTATACATGAAAGAACTTTTGCAGACAAGGAGATGGATAAGGCTTCAAACAGCGTGATGATTGATGATGTTCGTTCTACTATTATTCATGTTAACAGGAAGATTCATTCTTTGGTTGACTACATAAAAAGCATTGACGAGGATAAATTTGATGAGAGCGTTGTGATAAAGATAGAAAGGAATGTATTTGAAATACTTTATTTGGAACAAGATATCAATTAAGGCACTGATATACAAGCGGACACCACAGATAAAAGAGGAACTTTTATCTTAATGCTTAATTCGCAAAAAAAATAACTCATAATATATATAAATTTAGGCAGTAATTATTATCTTTGTGGTGATTTTGTCACCGTTGAAGATCCTTAAAACAATATTTATCTTATGGACTGTTGTCTGGATCTTAATTATTTTCATAAAAAAACGAGTAGGGGTGGTATAGTCCTTTTCATTTATACTATAACCACCCCTTATTTACTAAACGTATGAGAAAAAAAGAACTTCTTAAAAAGTTGAGAGAGTATCAATCTTGGCGGAAAGGTGCTGATACTCCCATGATACAACCATCTGAATTAACTAGGATTATTGATTCCGCAATAACGGTGATAGAAAAGTCTGATACAAGCAAGGTAAATGCTGTGCTGTTTAGAAAAGAAGTGATAGACAAACTTCACATCACTGTTGGTGCTATGATTTTGGACGGGTATGATGAGTTGGATTCTTGTGTAAAATATGTTAATGATTTAATACGTGAGTTAGATGAAAATTAATTTGTTTGTAAACGGAAATTTGGTGTGCGACCGAAGCGAAGCGAGGGAGCACAGGGGCAGTCTAGCTGCACAG